CCCCGTCTCACGCCCCACCAACCCCCGTCCCTCCCAAACCCCCAACGCCTCCCCCCTCCCCAACTCCTCCCCCCTCCTCAACTCCTCCCCCTACAACACCCCCCGCACCCGCCTCGCCTAACCCCCACGACCGCCCCAGCACCGCAACCCCAGCGTGGGCGTCCGTACACCGGCGTAGTCTTGTTCGCAGTCTGTCCGGTAAATCCGACCCCAATCCGACATGCCGACCACTTTTGACCTCTTTATTTTACCCCTATGCCACCCGCCAAGTTCAAGCCCGCCGAATCACTTTCCACTCGATTTTCAGGATTGACGCTTGGCTCCGGCCTTCGCTTCCTGACTGAGGGAACTCTCCTCGCCCAGTTCACACCTTTTGGGTTCAAACTGAAATCGTTCCGTTACTTCATGACAGCCCTTGGAGTCCCCTACCTCATCACGCCCTCGGGCATTCGCCTGTACTCTCTCTACACCGTCTTCATCGCCCTCCAAGCCATCTCTACCATCGGCGCCAAGCCCTTTGTCACCAGCGGCATCGCTCGCAACCGCGCCAGTCCCAAGTCCCGCCCCGACCTCGCCTTCAAACTCGACGCTTCCCACATCCAAGACTTCGAGGCGCTGGCCCGCTCCATCATTCTCGCCTCCGACATCTTCAAATCCACCAAAGACAGCGTCAACTTCACTGCTCACATCCGTGCCGCAGCCGCTCATCTCGCCACTCTCAACCTCGTTGTCACCCGCCATCAGAAGGCCGCCGATCAACTTGCCAAAGAAAAATACGCAGTCGGCGAGATTCCGGACACCGGGCCCTTGCCCGCCTTTCCTCCCCCCACTAATATTCTTGACCCCAACGTTCGCGTCACACCCAAATGACCAGCAACGCCTTCAATCCCCGCCACCTTCCCACCGACCCCTCTCCCGACTCCGGGGCCGGCCCCTCCTCCCCTCTCCCCATCCCCGTTCCAGTTCCCATCAACGACCTCTCGACGCTTCTCCCGAAGCACTGTGGCGGAACCGTTGCCCCCGTCAGTTCGGGGGTCGAAACCGTTCTCAGTTTCTTTGACCTGGACGCTTTCGGCATCACGCTCCAAGAGAACGGGTTCACAGCCCGCGAGTACCTGACCAAACTCATCACGCTCTGCGACTCGCCTGACGAAAAGACCCGTCTCGCCGCCCTCCGCGAACTTCGCGCTGTTCGTCGCGAAGTCCTCGAACACAACGGGCTCATCGCCAAGACCAAACAGACTTTTGTTTCTCGCAACGAGGACGGCACCGAAGTTCGTGCTTCGGCTTCTTCTTCCCGTCTCCTCCAATCACTCACTAAGGAAATTCCCCGTGTCCAAGAAGGCGCCACAATCCACCTTGCCCGCACCAACGACCCTGACCCCGGCCTCGCCGGCCGTCCCGATCTCGGAATCAACACCAACCCCAGCACCCCAGACCCTGCCCAGTCCCAAGTCCCCGATCTCGGCCCCTACTCAGATCTCGTCGAAGACCTCGCCCCCGAACCCGACGACTCCGATGACCCCGACACTTGACTCCAATGCCGGCCTTGAACGCTTCGACACCTCTCACACGGAGCCCCCCATTGACCCCACTCCGGACCAGCCCTTTCAAATCACCGACCCATCGGCCACGTACACAGCCATCGCTTCTCCTGCTCCTCGTGCAAGCGCTGCTCCGGAAACAACCGCACTCCTCCGAATCAACGTCAATGCCGATGACGCCCACATCGAGCGGCATCTCCCTCGTGTGGAGACCATCCTCACCAAAGCCTCTCTCGGTTTCTTCTCCGTCAACGGTTTCCGCGGTCTCCGTCCCTTCATGCTCGTCGATCCGCATTCCATCGTGCGGGAGGCCCCGTACGCCCACGCTATCCGGGCCAAGCTCCTGACCAGCGACGGCGCCGGAATCGCGCCCCGTTGGATCCCCTTCCTGATCCTTCTCCTCTCCCGCAGCGCTGCCCGCTTCGATGCCGAACTCGTGGCCCGCTGTGCCTGTGCCGCGGCCGCCCAAGAAGTCCTCATCGAATCTTTCTCGGCCACCTCAACCCATCGCACCTCATGAAGATCATTCCGGTTCAACTCTGGGACACTAATCCGGTGTTCCCGCTCCCGCCCCAATACTTCTCGGGCCAACTTACGGCCTCAGAGGAGCGTGCGGCCCGCGTCAACGCTTGCCGGCAGTGGCTCCGTTCCGATCTTCCCTACGAACTCCGCGGCGAGTGCAAAGTGCGATGTCTCCGCTTCTTCGACAACTACTACCTGCACCCCGACCCTGAGAGCGGCTACGATCCCCTCTTCTACGATAACACTCCTCTTGAAACCCCCAGCTTCCATTGGGACTTCCTTCGCCTCACAGGCAACCCGCTCAACCGCTGCAACCTCATCGTAGCGCCCCGCGGTTCCGCGAAGACCACAGGCCTCGTCAAGAAGCCCTCCATCCTCGAACTCCTCTCTCGCCCCGCCTTCTCCATCTGCTACGCCACCTCTTCCGCTGAGAACGCGGAAGCCGTCGCCGAAGACATCAAGAACCAACTCTATCACAACCCTCGCATCTTCGACGACTTCGCCTCCGAAGAAGAGTTCGGCGGACAAATCCGTCCTCCCCGCGGCGCCGGCAAACAAGGCGTCACTCATTTCGCGCTCACAAACCGCTCATGGTTCCGCGCCGTCTCCGCCCAATCCAAACTCCGTGGCATTCGTCCCCGCAAGTTCCGGCTTGACGATCCTGAGTTCGATCCCCGCGCTTCCACATCCATGCCGACGCTCCGCGACTACATGGACCAACTTCTTTTCAAGATCGCACTCCCCATGGTTATGCGTCAAGAGTGCAGCGTCGATTGGTGCGCTACCTTCGTCACCACTCGCCACTACGCATGGCACGCCATGGCCACACAGTCCATCATCCGTGACGGCCTTCTTCGCACCGTCGCTCTTGACGAACGTTTCGAGGGCTGGAACCGCATCCTCATCCGTGCCGCTATCGAATCCTCCGCCTCCCCCTTCGGCTTCATCTCCTGCTGGCCCCAGATGTGGCCCACCTGCGTAGCCGAACGCGAAGCCCTCAAACTTCCGCCCACCGTCGCCACTCTCGAAGAAGTACGTCGGACTATCGGCCCTTCCGCCTTCGCCTCCGAGTACATGGGCAACCCCGGCGCCTCCGGCGTGGGCGAATCCTTCTTCGGCACCCTCACCGAACGAAAGCACGGCTACACCATCGACGCATCGGACGCCCACGCCTGGGAATCGCCCACGAAGTCCTCGGCCCGCATCAAGTGGTATCGCAACGAGACCGAGGAAGTCTCGATGCCGCTTGACCTCTTCCTCCGCTACGCTCGCCTGATCGTCACCCTCGACACTTCCTTTACCGCCAAGTCCTCCTCCGACTACAAGGTCGCCACTGTCCTCGCGCTCACGCCCGAGAACGAACTCTTCGTCATGGATATGTGGGCGGCCAAGTGCCGCGAGACCGCTCTCGTCCAAGCCGCCTTCACGCTTGCCGACAAGTGGCTGGTCCCCTCGATGCACCCCGAAGTTGTCAAGGGCTCCCATGCCCTATTCAACGCATTGAAGTCCACAGTAGCCACCCGCGCCACGGAACTCACGGGCACCCGTCATCTCCCCCGCATCATCGGGTACAACCCCGGGCTCTCTGCCAAAGCCGACCGCATCCAGGCCCTGCACCCCCGCTTCGAGCATGGTAAAATCAAGCTGCCTTTCCAGCACCGCTTCCGGGCTCCCTACCGCGAACTCTTCGACCAGATCGACTCCTTCAATCCCGATGCTGAGAACGGCGGTCTTGCCCATGATGACCACCTTGACACTGTGCAGATGGCCCAGTACATTTTCATGGGCCGGCCCCACGATCGCCGACCCGCCTCAGCCCCGCCAGTCCAAGTGGGAATCACGCACGAACAAGCCGTCGAAGCCCTCAGTAAAGGTATCACCAAGAGCCCTGAAGGCTTCCACTACTCCCAGTTTCTGGACCTTCGCCAACTCTCCTCCAAAGAACTCGGCCAGATCAAGGACAATCTCCATGAACGAAGAAACCAATCCCCAAGCCGTGCTTGAATACCTGAGCAAGGCCCTGAAGTCCCACGTCATCCTGCCCCGCGATCTTGCTGAGAAAGCCCTCGCCTGCTACTACGGCGCCGGCCTCCGTGCCTACGAACAAGAAGGCTCCCGAATCCCCTCACCCCATCCCGTCCAAATTGTCAAGGCCCCTGTTCCCCTCGCCTCCCTCGATGCCCCCGTGGTTGGCCGCTCTGCCCCCGTCTTCTCGCCTACGATTCCTGCACGCGATGACGAGCCCAAGCCCAGGATGCCGTTCCGCATCAGGCCGTGGGCGTCCGGCACATCTGCGGCGACGGCGGCGTCGGCGGAGGAGGCTTCTGAATGAGCAGTAACACGTATCCCCTTCCGACCACCAACGAAGACCTCTGCACTGTCCTCAATGCCCACGCTGACCGCGAGATGTATAAAGCGGCCCCCATGCGGGCCCTCTGGGAACTTGCCCGCCTTTACTGCATGGGCCATCGCCGCTTCACCACTTTCGATGTGAACACCGGAAACGTCGTCGGCGAATACATCGACAAAGACGGCAACCTCGAATTCATCCATTCGGGCCTTCTCCGAATCTTTAACGATAACGCCTCGCGGCTGGCCTCCCTCGATTGGGGTCCCTCCGTCACTCGCAACGATTCCTCTCTGGAAGGACTGCGTGAGCGGGCTATGGCCCAGATCGTCAGCGATTCCATCGTCCGCAACGATGCCCTCCGCAAGATGAAGCCCGCAGCTTCCTTCCTCTTCTCCATGCTGGGTTGTATCGGGTATACCATCAATCTGTCCGACCATCCAACCATCGGTCTCGTGGGCGACATGGAGATTGTGCATCCGCGGGAACTCTACCCCTTCCCCTCTCTCAACTATGACTACACGAAACAGGCTGGCCTCATGAGGGAACGCTCCGTTCCTCTCGACACCTTAGTGGCCCGCTTCGGCACCAGCATTAAAAACAACCGTGCCAAGATGCACGGCGCCGACATCCTGTACGGCGAAAACCCCGACGTCTTCGGTGCCCACCCCTCCCTCTTTACAGGCACCTCCCTGCTGTCTCCCTCGGGGACTCCACTTGGCGCCGGCGACAAGGCCTCTCAGTCTGTGGCCCGCATCCGCGAACTCTGGGTGGAGGGCCCCAACGGCACCGTCTCCGAGTACGCCATGATCTCGGGCGAGTACGTCATTGACCGCCAAGACTTCAGCAAGGCCGAAGTTTATAACCCCATTGGCGTGGCCCGTTTCATGGAAACCGGCTCCTTCTACGGTGCTGGCCTCTTCTCCCTCCTCTTCTCGCTGCACCGGGAATCAGAACGCCTCATCAAAGCACTCTTCAACAATATCCACGATCTGGACCGCTACGGTGTCGTCCTCCTCCCCCAGGGCGTTATCAACTCGAAGACCGTCCTCTCGGAGACCGGCAAGGGTCTGAAGGTTCTCTTCTATGAGCCTGATCCCACTGGCCTCTCCGACATCCGGCCTATCCCCATCTCGCCTTCCAACTCGGGCGACGTGCCCGGCAAGACGGCAACCTTCGCGGAACAACTCATTCAATCCCTGAACCCGGTCCGCGATCTCATCTCATCGAAAGGCCGCGTCGATTCTGCTTCCGGCCTTCAGTTCCTCGATGAGCAGGCCAACCAGTCTATGGCCGTCGCTACTCTCTCCAACGCCAACGCGCTGGGCACCGCTTACCGATCGGCTACCGCCCGGGCCACCCGCTCCCTCCTTATGGCCCCGCGAACCGTCCCGGTGTCCCGCCTCACCCTTGATCTGGCCGGCGCCGTCATTGACCCCAAAACCCAGAGTGTCGCGTTCGGTGATAACCCGATTCCCGACATCTCGCGGCTCGACTTTTCCATCCGTGAACTGATGCCCGCCTCCAAAACAGCCATGAAGCAGGCCGCCCTCTCCCACCTTCAAATTCCTGGGCTCACCGATCCCATCGCCACCAAAATCTACTTCTTGGAGAAAGGCATCGACATCGAAATCTGGATGGAGCCTGAAAAGGCCGCCTACGAAACCGCGGTCTTCAACAGCCTCCTCCTATACGGGGACGGCGAGACGCCGGGCGAAATCGTTGTCACGCCTTCACAGGCCCGTCCTGACATCCAGACCATGATCGTCGGCGCCTTTGCCGCCTCCCCCAAAGTCGCCAAAGCGTCGGCCGAAGTCCAGAATGCCATTGCCGACTACCTCGATACACTCCGCTCCTTCCAAAGCACCGTTCTTCCCGAAGGGATGCCCAATCCGGGCGACATGTTCGGGATGCCGCTCTCGCCTTCCGTACCCCCGCAGCCTACGATGATGGGCTGATTTTCACCTCTTTTCAGGAGACCCCCGCATGACCACTGCACAGAGCCTCGATCCCGCCGCCCTTATTGCCCAACTCACCGGCGCTGCGGGCGCCAACAAGCCTGCGGGCCCCAGCCCCGAAATGGCTTCTTTGGCCGAATCGCTGAAGGCCCTCGTGACCCAGAACCAGGCCCTCATGAAGGCCCAGGAAGAAGCCGCGGCCCGTTTCGCCGCCGTCCGTGAAGCCAACAAAGTACTGCTTCGCACCGACGCCACTCCCGAGAACGTGACCGCGGCCCTCCGCGTCGTCTACGAAGACGCCGGCTACGGCAAGGAGCAGATCGAACAGGAAGTCGCCCGCTACAACGCCGGTCTCGCAACCCAGACGCCCAACGCGAACCCCGGCCGTGGGCGTCCGATCGCCGGCGAAGCAGTGGATGAGGTTGACCCCAATGTGGCTGAGTTGGCGAAGCTGCGGGAGCAGATTGCGGTCCTTCAGCAGGCCACGACCCAGAACCGGGGCACCCACCTGAACACGGTGTTCGACGTAGAAATCAACAAGCTGCTAGAACTGCCTGCGGTCCAGTCCATGCTGACTTCGAGTCGGAGTTGGAACGGCGAAGAAAATGCTAAGAAACTTCAGGATTCTTTCCTTGAAGACGTTCGGGAGCGTGCCTACGCTTCTATGAAGGATCGTGTGGCTGGTGGTCGTCAACTGACGGAGGCCGATGTTCGGACTGCCGTGAGCGCCGCCAGCAGCAGGCTTACGACTTTGATGGGACAGCATATCGGTGATCCGACCAAACTTGGGCGGATTCCGGAAAGCGGTCCTGATTCTCTGGCGGAGTCGCTGAAGAATGTGCCGGTTGATCCTCCCAAGGTGGACACCGGCGACGCCGATCAGTTGGAAGCGCTTTCCCAGTGGGTTGGCGACAACTTCCAGAAGATGGCGCTGAATAGCGCGAACAAAGCGACAACGAAGGTGTAAAGGCCGCAAGGCCTGACACGGAGGATCAGATATGACTCTTGGCTCTACTTGGGTTCCCAGCAACACTCTTTGGGACACGAATCGCACTGCGATTCAGGAAGTCCTGAATAAGACCATCAATACCACGATGATCGTGGATGACCCGGTCTGGAAGCGGTTCGGCCTGTCCTCGATGGGCGTGGCGCCGGACAGCATCGGCGGCCGCGACATGCTCGTGAACAAGCTGTTCTCCACGCGGGTGAACACCGGCGTGATTGAAGAGGGTGCGCCCTATGGCGACTTCAGCCTGTACGGTGAGGGCCGCATGACTTCGTGGGGCGAGAAGATTCAGCGACAGGGCGCCCCTGTGCAGAGCTTCCCCGACCCCTTCAACGGGGTGGTTCCGAAGTTCTATCGGCTCTCGATTCCCATGCGGAGCCGTGTGGCGTCGCTGGGCATGACTCTGGATCAGGCCCGCATGAACGTGCTTGACCCGGTCGCCGCCAAGATGATTCGCGAGATTGTGCTGGGCTTCGCTCAGAACATCGCGGAGTATTTCACCCACGACTTCTACGCGGATCAGGCGTCCTCGTACAAGCTGTGTTCGGTCGGTTCGGGTTCTTCGACGGACTCGGGCACCCGGACCATCACGTTCACGCCTCCGGACAACACCATCGACCGATTCAGCATCGGTCAGGCGGTGGACCTTTTCAACACGACCACGCGGGTCAATGAAGTGGCGGGCACGGCCGTTCGTTGCCGAATCCGTAAGGTCGATCCGGTCCAGAACAAGGTCGTGATCCAGGTTGAGCCTGACACCACCCTGCTGGCTGCGGGTGACTTCACCACGCTGGCGGCTGCGGTGACTACGACCACTCTGGTGGTTCGTGCCAACTCGTACTCGTCCACGGCGGGCTTCACCAGCGTGGCCGGCCTCAACTCCTTCATGAAGTTCGGCGGCTCGGCCGACAACGACATCTATCTCCTCGGCGCGGATGCCGTGAACAGTTCCACGCTGGGCGGTGCCATCAGCGTCAAGGACCACCCTGAGTTCCGCTCTCTGAAGTGGGACCTCGCGGGTGCGACTCTGACTGAACACACCATGCGTCAGTATCTGGACGCTTGGGAGCGGGCCAAGTCCAAGTACGGCCGCGATAAGCAGCTGGACACTTGGCTCGGCACTGCGGGCCAGCTTCGAGCCTATCAGGGCACCAAGATCGCCGGCGAGTATTACGATCGCGGTCTCAGCGGCCAGCACTCCCTTACCAACGAGGGCGGCGCTGACGATCTGGGCTTCATTCACAAGGGCAAGAAGTTCAGCCTCCTGACCTCGACCCGTATCGAGGCCGGCACTTCCTACATCGTCAAGCTGGGTGGCAGCAACTGGAAGAAGTACGTTCCGCCGAAGACCCCCGGTACGCAGGGCGGCGGCGACAAGGTGCCCAGCTTCGTTCCTTTCGAGTTCGTGGGTCCCTATCTGACGGGCACGGATTCGATCCAGATGGCCTACCGGAACGCCAACGGTCGGCCCACCACGGGCTTCGAGATGCCCGGCGACATCCGGATGCAGGTTGCTCCGGAAGTTCCGGACGGCATCAAGTTCGTGAACGTCGCCGAGGACAAGGTGTTCGCTGACACCTTCGCCTAATCCGCGACCGGGGGACTTGTTCTCCTGACAATCCAGTCCTACGATGAGGGGGTCTTCGGACTCCCTCATTTTCTTTTGGAGCCTCCAATGGAAAGCGCCCTCGTGCCGGCCTCCCCCGATCTCCAAATTTTGGATGCTAAAGCAGCCCTTGTGGACAGCGGACGGGCCGTCCTCTTTGATCGCAATGACATGGTTCTTGTGACGTCCGGATACGGGCGTTGGCTCACTGAACACTTCCCCCGTCTCTTTCTCTATCATCACCTTCGCACGGATGCCTGGGTCATCGCCATGTGGGTTTTCAATCCTCCGGATGGCGACCCCCACAACGAAGTCATGATCGAACTGGACCTGATGCAGGGTAACCCGGCTTGGCCTTCCTACGAAGGATGGTTCCCCACCTTCGACTACCTGACTGAGCGGGTCAAGGGGCAAACCGACAGCGTAAAGCACTCCCTGCGGACGGCCATCGACAGCGAAAAGGTGAAGCGAGATCGGCTCATCCGCCAGAACGAAAAGATCGACGATCTCACCAAGTACGCAAAGCGAAAAGGCATGGACGAGACTGCGGCCAAGGTCGGCAGTTTCATGCCCATCTCTGCCGACGACCCTTCCGAGTTCGGCCTCTAGGAGTGACCCATGCACAGTTCAGGCTCTGCCCTCTATACCATCCTCGAAAAGATTCGCGGCTTCCTTGATTCTTCCGACCTCAACAGCAAGTACGACAACGATTGGATCACGAAGCACATCATCGCCACATCCGCCGTGGATGTATTGGCCCGCATTGCGATGACCGATCAAAACCCCATCGTCATCCGCCACAGCCTCACCATCGAGGAGGGCTCCGAATACTACGCGCTGCCTCCTAACATTCAGAGGGTCCTTCGTATTGCCAAACTCACCGAAGCCGGCGCCGTCGAATGGGATTGGTGTCCTGAAGACGAAGCACATCCCACAGGCCCCAAGTGGGCTCTGGAAGGCAACGTCATCGCGTTCCGCCCTTTCCCCACAGTAGACGAAGACATCACCGTCTGGTACACGCCCAACGGCTCCGTCTGTCCCCACTACTCCGCAGCGGGCGGCGCCTGCGACGATGCCACTTCGGCCACCGAGTTCACCCTCACGGAGACGCCCACGCTCGGCGTCTTTGATCGCCGTGAAAATGCGTACGCGGGCTGCGTCCTTCGCTTCCTGACCCCCCTAAAGGTGTGGCAGGAACGTATCATCGAGTCCTATGACGCCGAGACCCGAGTCTGCACGCTCCGCGTCCCCATCACCAATGCCGGCACCACGACCGGCCACACCTACGAGATCATGCCGCCCGCTCACTACGCCCTGTGGGAAGCTATTGCAGCTTGGGGCGCCATGAAGATGGGGGCCATGGCCAAAATTTCGGGCACTCACATGGAGTTCATCCGCATTCAGTACGCGGCGGCCATCAAAACCATCCGCGACCAGCTTTCCACCATCCAGAGTCGCACGGGCCCGCACCTCAGTAAGAACAACTACAACAACCCCAACTATAGGGAGCCCCTGGCCATCCTGAGTTGGTCCAGCAACGGAGTCCGCTGATGCCCTACGACTCCTCATTCCAGGGCGAGGCCCTGAACGCCAACTGGCGAACCTCCTTCATTCCGCAAACAGGCGTCCGTGCGATCAAGGCCATCGAGAAGGGCCTTTCACTGGCCAACCTGCGCCCGGGCATCCCTCTCGTCTTCGCGTCAAAGCCTACCACCCGTCCCTTTGCCACGATCTCGACGCCCACGCCCGAGGACCCAGACCCGCCCTCCTTCTCGTCCAACACTTCCCTCTCTTCGACGTCGGGCCCTGTGGGCTCCTCCACGGGCTCAGGCGGCGGCGGTGGCTCCTCCGGCTCTGTGAGCATTGGGGGCGGAGGCTCATCCTCATCTAGTTCTTCGTCATCGGCCGGATCGTCCAGCACTTCCTCATCTAGCGCGTCGTCATCCAGTTCCAGCACCAGTTCGGGATCGGGCAGCAGTTCCAGTTCGGGCTCCGGGTCCACAAGCCCCTGCCAAGCCTGTGCAGTACAGACCGGGCCGCCCGCGGGTACGGGCCAATACTCTTCAGAGTGGCGCGAAGTGGTGGTGGGCACAGGAGGCTCCTACATCGCCTTCACCATCCTGACTGAAGAATATGTGGTGTGTCGCACCTTCAAGGGCAAGGACTGTTTCTCTTGTCCGGACGCCCCCGCTCAACGCTGTACCGAATACGCCATGTGCGGCGTCAAGGCGTCAGACAACTCCGTGAGTGCGTGGATTGCGGCCGTCTTTGTGGACTCTTCGTGCGGCGACGATATTCCTGATCCAGGCGGAGAAGAATGATGGCGTCAATCCCCCTCCCCCAGCTCCGCGAAACGCAACGCCAGCACGAATGCCCGCACCGCAGACACGGTGCCTGCGATTTAGTCAGTCAGGAGTTGGGCTTTTCCATCAATATGCCCATTGACGACTGCGACCGCTGCTTCGCCGCAGGCCCCGCCAACGAATCCCCCAGCGCGGGCGTCCGAACGAAGCATCTTGAAGCTGTAGTGTCGCGTCTCTCGAAGCCGGAAGCCCTTCGTCTTTTGAACCCGGCAGCCGCGGCCAAGATCACGGCGAGAATGGCCTCTGTGGAAAGGGATAAGGCTCGCAAGTATTTGAAGGGGATTGAGCGATGCGGTTGTTCTGACGACACAGAGTCGCCGTTCAAGCACTTCTTTGGGCGGGTCATCTGCATTAATTTGTTGCGGAGAGCGGATCGTTGGGCCCGCTTTTATAGCCAGTTGCCTGAATGCTGGCCCTTCCGCCCCATCGAACGATTCCGCGCTACGGATGGAAACTGTGTGTCGGGGCCGCTGGGCTGGACCGATGGCGCCGGCACATGGGGCTGTCGGATGTCCCATATTCGGGCTTTGGAGGAGCAGGCCTCCACAGAGATGGCAGGCGTTCCTTGGCTCATTCTGGAAGATGATGCTTGGTTCCCCCCGGATTTTGCTGCCAAGGCAGAAGCGTTTCTTAGTAGCCTTCCTTCTGATTGGGAAGGAATCATGCTGGGCGGGCAGCACAACAAGCACGAGTTTCCGGTTGCTGTAAATCCTCATGTGGTCCGTATCAAGGACGCTGGACGGACCCATGCGTATGCGGTTCGGGGCCGCGGCCTCACCAAGTTCTTGGAGGCCCTTCTTTCGTGGAAGCCCGGCGACACCCTCACGCACGCAGATTATGTGTTGAGCGTGCTGCACTCACAAACGAAGTGGTACGGGCCGCGGAAGTGGCTTGTGTATCAGGATGCCGGGACTTCTGACATCAACGGAGGAAAGCATCCGCGGAAGTCTTGGAATCTGCCGGAGGCTTCGACACCTGTCGTCTACATCGGTGAAGCGGTTAAAGAGGTGCCAGGCCATCGGGGGTTTACGCTGGATGCGCAAGGCGTTGATATGGGCCTCCTTGACATCTTTGTGAATCAGATGCTAACTCCCAAGGAGCAGGTCGAACGCCTGAAGAAGTGGCTCCGTATGATTGACTGGGAGGCGGCTTCCATGGACACGCACCCCACGATCTACACGGCTGGCCGCTTCCAAATTCCGGACAACCTGCTTCAGATGGTGGCGCGAACACGAATTCGCAAGGAAACTCCCTCATGAATGTCTACTCGTACTGGGAAGGTCCGCAACCCGAATACATTTCTCTGTGTTTGCGGATTGCCAAAAGAAGGGCCGATGTGAAAATGGCCTCGGTTGCGGATGTCCCCAAGTATGCAGGGGATTCCTATTTTGAGGCATTGAGTCCGGCACACAAAGCGGATTTGATTCGGGTTGAGACGATTGCGACAATGGGCGGCATCTGGATGGACGCAGACTGTGTGCTGCTGGAAGACCCCAGAAAGATGTTGAAGCATCTGAATGGGAAGTTCGCGTATTACCACGATGGGGATACGTTTGCAAACGGCTTCTTTGCTGCGAGCCCCGGGCACCCGGTCATGGAGGAGTGGGCCCGATTGAACAGGGCCGTCTTTCTGAACCACAAGGCGATGGGGACGCTGCCCAAGAATGTGCCTTGGCGGTCGTTCGGGTCCGATCAGATGGTGGAGATTTTGAGACATCCCTTAGGTGCCGTGATGGATTTGGGGGCACATCGGATTCAGCCGATTGCATGGCAACACCGTGAACTGTTCTTCGACAAGTTTGAAGATCCGAAGGAGTTGGCCTTGTCGGTGTGGCATGGAGCATACGCCTACATGCTCTATAACAACACGTTTCCTGCGTGGTTCAAGGAGATGTCTGTAGACGGCATCTTGGAGGGGAAGTGGCGGATTTCGGCTATTTTCAAGGCTGCTTTGAGGAGTTGATCTTTGGATGAATATGCGACGCATGTTCCGGTGTTGGCCCGTGCCATCAAACTGTACGCCGGCTCAGTGTTGGAAATGGGGACAGGCCGATACTCACATCCTCTGATTCGGGCGTTGGTGCCGAACACCGGCAACATCCTGGTAATTGAGGATGATCTGATGTGGCGGAAGGCCGTTCGTCCTATGGGCCGTCTCTTTACTTTTCGAGAGTTCATGGGGGATGCCGAAGCCAACGCCCATGTGGATGTGGTGTTTGTGGATGGGGCGGCGGCACAGCGGGCTCCCCTCATCGAAAAGATGCTGCCTCGGTGCCGGGCTCTTGTTCTTCACGACAGCAACCCCTCCCTGGACTCTCTGTACGGACATCTGGCCCCGCTGAAGAAAGCCTCCTATCTGTGGTCCTACAATAGGGAGTACCCTTCTACGACTGTGGCGTCCATGTCGGAGGACGTTGCGAAGGCCTTTGCTGATTTGGAGGACTGATGGCTGCCGAACCCCTGAGTCAGAACTACCCCCTGATTGGCGTCGCTTCGGACAAGAGCGGGGATCGGGTATCGACGCCGCCCGGATCGGCCTGGGAACTGGTTGGTTTTGATGGACAGACGCAGGCCCTGAAGCCCTTCCCGGGGTTCCGTAAGATTGCGGGGGGTCCTTCTTCGGGAGTCTCCGGCGCCACGTACCTGTTCAAAAGCATGGTTCTTCCCAATGTGGACCGCTCCAAGACGTTCTCAGTCCTCTTCGTGAATAGCGACGCCTACTACATCGAACTGGGTGCCTCGGGCTCTGTGCAACTGAATGACTGGATTTCCAGTGCAGGGAGCAATCCGCGGGACCTCGTGGTTATTGACGATATCGCGTTCCTGCTTCGGAAGGGTGCGAAGCCCAAGGGCCTCTATATCCCGGCCGGCAGTACGTTTCCCCAAGTCTTTGATGCCGGTCCTGAGCAGCCCAGCGGTATCGCTATCACCCTTGAAAATGTGGGGTCGGGCGATGCTGTCGCGATGCCCCCGGGCGACTACGCTTTCTCATTCCAGTACACGGACTCGATCAGCGGGCGTAAGACTATGTTCTCCGAGATTCAGACGATCGAGGAAGCAGACTTCGGGGGCGTCAACAAGTACATCAAGATTGATTTCAGCGGAGACACCTTAATCTCGGGAGGCGACTTCAATCGCATTGACGTGTATCGCAGCGTCATGACGCAGAATGGCGGCGGCGTCTTTGCGGGCGCGATCCTCTATAAGGAGAGGTCCGGTTACGACACTGACACGTACTATGTGGAGTTGAGTGATCTGGAACTGGTGTATCAGGAGCAGAAGCTGGATACTCCGATTGTAGACACCGATGTTCCTCAGATTTCTCGGGGCATTGAGTACGAGTCCATGTTGCTCGGCTCCGAAGTCTACGCCACCAGTTCCGACGTCATCCCCAGCCCCGTAATTCGGTGGAGTAGTTCTTTCTACAATGACCCAGAACTCTTTGCGCCCCTGGCCACGTACCGCACCATCCCGGGTCGCACTCCTTGGGCCTTTCAGAAAGCGGCCGGCAACGTCATCGCGTTGAGCAAGGGCACGATGTACCACATCCGCAAGGAGGGCGGCTATGTCAAGGTGCAGGAGGTGGGTCTCGGGTACGGGTGTGTGGGCCCAGAAGCCTCCACAGTTCACGGGTCCACAGTTTACTTCACCCATGATGACGGCATCTACACCATCGGCGGCGACGGCGCTATGGACCGCATTCAGGCCCTAAACTACATTCCTCAATCGCAGTGGGCGTCCACCATGGCCAGCCCCTCAGACGTAGATAAGAAGGTGTGGATGGCCAGCGATCCGCTCCTCAACGCCGTCTTCATTCTGAATCCGGAGAAAGAGCAGCTTGTGATTGTGTGGCTGTCCACGGGCCGCATCACCGAAGTGCATGACGCCTGCTTTGACGCATTGACGACGATGAGTTTGCCCTTTGACCTCAATGAGGGAGAGTCGCGGACCACGGATCGCGTTGTTTTCTTGGGCAAAGACGGCGGTGTCTATGTAGTGGATTGGCAAAACCGTAAGGGGGACTCCACGGCAGGGTACTACGCCGATATGGACGACGAGGATTTCACGCCCTACCACACGCTGTTCCCCTATGGCACTATCGCGAACGCCATTACCACGACTTTGGATAACTCCACGGGCTCAGGCAAAATCTATGTGCAGGATGCCCTTCCTGACGCTGAAGTTCTCAACCTCTACATCTATGAGATGACGGGGGAAGAGGCGGGCCGCAAGTGGCGAGTCACAGGCAGCGGCACCGATGGCACGGGCGACTACTATGTGGCGGCCACCTTCGATTCAGCAACCGCCGACATCGCTACGGGGACTGTGATCGGAGTGAGTCCTGTGTATTGCCGGTGGGTCGGTTCCCCGGTAGGCATCAAGACAGAGGACGGCACTGACTACGGGAACCCGGCCGATTTCGTCCGGTTCAGGCACGTCTCTTCGCTCATTGTGAGTTTCACAGATGTGAGTGGCGTTGTTCTGGATGACGATGATACGGAGGGCTATGCCCGTTGGCGGGGCTTGGTCTATCTTGGTAATGAGCGGACGCCCACTGCTAAGGCTTGGCCGCGGGACAACTCGGGTAATGAGGTGGTCAAGAGCGTGCATGGGGATTACACGCAGAGGGCTTCGGCGATTTATAATGAGGAGGGGGCGTTGTCAGGGCGGTATGGCTTGGACGGGACCGCGTTGACGCCGGCCTTTGAGATTTTCTGTCCGAATCTGACGTTCCAGGCTTTGGGCGTTACGGTCAGGGGCAAAATGTTGGATTCGGATACGGGCAAAAGGAGTACGGCGCCATGAGTACGTTTTCGAGTTTCAGTGCGGGCGGGTATCCGCGGCCACGGCCTCAGATGCCGATTCAGCCCATGACGCAGCCTGTCGGGGTTCCGGGGACGCCCACGCTGCAATCTGGGGTTGCGGCGGGGCAGGGAATGGCAGGTCCGCGGCAGGGTCCCAAGAAGGCGGGGAAGTTGCCGGCCAACCAGCCGATGGGGGCTATGGGCGGGATGCTGCGGAGTGGGGCGTGGCCGGCGATGCAGCGACCTATGACGCAGGGTCCGGTGCCTGTGGGGCCTCAGCCTTCTGGCCCAATGACGGCGCCGAACGGGATGGGGATGGTCGGCCCGGCCTACAATCAGGGGCCCAATGGCGTGCCTCCCGCGGGCACTCTTTGGTTCCAGACCCGGCGTCCCTATTAGGAGTAGCGCGGAATGTCCAGTTTCTACCAGAATCGCCGTCCTGTGCCCGGTCGTCCCGGCACCACGCCCACTTTTCAGCCCCAGCCCCAGCCCCAGCCTGATCCGTTGGCGGGGATTACGCAGCCCGCGGGTTCACAGGCGGATTGGGCCCAAGCCAACCAGCCCACGCAGCACGTGACTGGAATGCAGTACGACCAGCGTGGGCGTCCGATCGTGGGGTCGGGTATTGTGCAGTTGCAGCCCGCGGCGCCGCAGCCGGGTAATGCCGCGGGCCAGATTGGGCAGGCGATTTCGCAGGATGTTCGGAATGCAGATGCTGCCCGTCTTCGGAATGAGGGGCAGATTACGAAGGGGATCGCGGATTTGGAAGGGGCTGCGGGTCGCGCCGGTGAAGCCTTCGCGACGGCGCAGAAGGGGGCCAGCGATCTTCGGAATCTGGCTGGGGATATGACGACGTTGGGGGATGCCCAGTCGGCCCAGTTCAATCAGACGATGGAGAAGGGACAGGCCGCAGACTTGGCGGGCATTGACAAGTCGTTGGAAGGGCTTGGGGCCGTCGATCAGCGGTTTTCCGAGATTGGGGATTCGGCCATGAAGGCCGGCGATGACGCGGTGAGTGCTGCGAATCAGGACGCGGCCCTGGCGATGAAGTACGGGGATTCTGCGATTGCAGAGATGCGGACGACGAAGGCAGAGCAGCAGGATCTTCGGGCACAGCAGATTTCGGCGGCCCATACGGGACTGACGCGGCGTTGGCAGAGTGATTTGCAGTCGATTGAGGCGAGCGGGATGACGCCGGAGCAGAAGGCAGATGCGAAGCAGCGGGCTTGGCAGAGCGTGGCGCCGGAGGCGTTTAAGACGGTCACTGACATCAATGGGCAGTTCAATCAGACGATGGAGCGGGTGGGCACGAACTTGTCGCAGATGATCCGGAGCGTGGGCGATCTGGCGATGCAGGGCGGCCAGTTGAAACAGGGGGCCTACGGGACTAAGGGTCAGATGCTGGGGATTGCTGCGTCGGCGAATCAGGGGAAGCAGGAGAGTGTGGCGATGCGGCAGCGGGGTGCAGAGGCGAAGGCCGGGGTTCGGCAGAACTGGGCCGGTCAGTTGCTTCAGAGTCAGGCCGGTCGCCGCGAAGTAATGGGAATGGTCGGAGAAATGGGGAAGGCTTGGACTTCGTTGCAGCAGAGCGGTAAGATTCAGGAACTTCAGCTTCAGGCTGAGGGACGGAATGCTCTGGCCCAGTATCGTGCTGCGAATCCGTTTGGATTCACGGCGGTTGCTCCTGCGATTGCCCAGATGATTGCGGCGTCTACGACGCAGGGCTTATCTCAGACGCGGGGTGTTTCGACGGCACCGGCCCCGCAGACTCGTCGGCTTTTCTAAGAGGTGATGAATGAGTCGAATGACTGATCCGACTTCGCAGGGCACGACCCAGAGTATCCAGCAGATCATTGGGAATCAGCAGTACGCAGATGCTCCTCGGGTTGAAGAACGTCAACTGAAGAATCAGATGACGTTGCAGCAGCAGCAGGGAGACATTCAGTCGCAGCAGTACGCGGCTCTGAATGAGTCGAATATGCAGCGTGATTTGGCTGAGCAGCAGGCCCGCATGGCTGAAATGCGGGAGCGGGATCGACTGGACCGCGAACGGATTGATCTGGTGGATTCCAAGAGGAAGGCTGCGTCCCAGGAATGGAAGAACTTCCTGAAGGAGCAGCAGGCCCCGCTGACTGATGTCAATGCGAAGATTGCGTCGAATAACTCGGAAGCGATTCGTGTGCAGCACGACCTCGATACGGATGTCGGGATTGCTGCGGTCACTGAGGATCAGTTTCGTGCGATGCAGGACAAGTCGCTTGGACTCAGCGATCAATTGGTGCAGTCCCTGATTAGTCAGGGGACGATTTTGTCGGGCGCTGTGGGTGAGGGCCTTGGGGATTTGGTGATTGATGCCGGCATTACTTCTGAGTTTCAGAAGTTGTTCCAGTCGTATGATGAGCCTTTGGTCCCTGATGCGGTGAAGACAGCGCTTGCTTGGACGCCGCAGGGTCGGACGATTCGGTCTGTGGTCGCGGGCGTTAAGATGCTCGTAGAACTGGCAAGCGGCAATCCTGTGGGCAACCAGATGGTGCAGGACGAGCGTGTGGAGAAGGGGAAGCAGGATCGTGCTGAGTCCCTGATGAAGGCGGAACGCAATGTAGTGGGGTCGCTCGGTGCCAAGATCGGGGCTCAGATTGACCAGAAACTTGGGACGGGCGTGGGTCCAAAAGTGGCCCGGCTCATGGAACTCCACTATCTGGCGGCGTCATCGCTCGATGATGCGGCCCAGGAGCAGCTTATCGGAGAGGCCCGCCAACTTGTCGGTGCCATTGAGATGGAGTCTGGGAACAAGATCAACTCGTATGCCCTGGATCAGGCGTTCGATCAGGTTATTGCGAATCTGGTAAGCCCCGACAGCTTGGATGCGATCAAGTCGCAGTCCATCATGAATAAGCAGGGCCTCGATTCGCAGGGGCTTACGGGCGCGATGTTTGACGAGGGCGGGAAGCAAGAGGCGTCTAAGCGCTTTGAGATGATGAAGGACACGTTTGAGAGGATTGGGCGCAAGATGGCACAGTCCAACCCCCTCATTATCGAGGAGTCCTCGAAGCAAACGCCTGAAAAGGTGCAGGCACATCTGTCGATGCTCATGAAGAAGATGGCTGATGCGAGCCCCGCCATTCGTGCTGAGGTTCGTGACGCTGTGGATGCTGATGTTATTCTGAATCTGGCCAAGAGCAACATGGCCGCGGAACTTCGCACTCTTCTGAAGGGAATGGCGGCCACTAAGGACGAGAATGAGATGACGAAAGCACGGATCAAGGAGTTGAAGAACCGGCTGGAAATTCTGAATCAGACGTCCGAAGAACTCAAAGCGCAGCGTGAGTCTTTGAAGTTCGATCTGACGGCGAAATCTCCGGCGTACCCCACGGCCTACTGAGTTGAGATCCCCCTATGAGCGAGAACATCTGCTGGTCCCGCATTGTTGATCTGGTTCGGAAAACCCACAAAGAAAAGGGCGGCGCCGCCTGCTTCCTGCGCCCTGTGGAAGGACAGTTGCCCGAAGTGATGGTGGATTTGTCCCGGGACGGTCTGGTTCGGATCAAGGGCAAGGAACTAGGCAAAAGGACGTTGGGTCGGCTGCTGTTCCAGTTCCGGAATACCCGGATGGTTCGTCGGGCGCGTGCGGTCATTTGGACTGCCTACGATTCAGTCTCTGATGAGAGTGTTGTCGGATTTGGGGCGGGGACATCGCAGAAGGCTGCGTTCAAACTTGCCAAATATATCCCCAATCTGACGGTAGAGGAGCTTGTCCGATGACTGACCCTTCCTACAACAAAAACGACCTAGTCAGGCTTTTGGCCGAACATCTTGGTCAGGGGCACAAGGCCCCGACGCCTGCGGAAGTGTTCAGGTACGCGAAGGATGCCGGCGTCCCTGTATCCATTCAGGAAGCCAAAACTCTGTTGCGAGAGGCTGCCAAGGCCAAGGAAAATCTGTCTGTCGGTTCATTGATCGGGCCTTCCTCAGGCCCCTTTTATAAGAGCCCAGACCCGGGGGTCATGTCTTCGGTGAGCGACCCTTCAGATGTATCCACGCTCTCAGAGAAGCAGACAGCGGCCCGTGCTTCTTTTGGTGCCAAGAGCCCGACCCCCTATTATGCGGACCGGGTTGCGGCGGCCAGGGAGGCTGCCAAGCCCGTAGCGAGGGGCGGGCCCAGAGGTCTTACGGCAGGCCTTATTGCGGCTGCTCCCGCGACTGAGAAGGCAGCGGGGAAGGCTCTCGCAAAGACAGCCGGCAAAGCAGCGAAGGCAGGGACGGCCGTGGCCGGGGAAGCTGCTGGCGCAGTTGGGGCGGGGGCCGTGGCGGCTGAGGCGGGGTTGGGAGCCAGGGCCGTGGCGGCTGAGGCGGGGTTGGGAGCCAGGGCCCTTGGCTTTGCCGGCAAGGCCCTTCCGTGGATCGGTGCGGCCATGACGGCGGCCCAGGTCGCGGAGTGGCTGTATTCGGTGACGCAGGGTCGGAGGATGCAGGGGCGGGCTGAGGCCTTCCAGCAGGGCCTGGAAACTGGTTCTGGTATCATGGATGATACAAATTTGATGGCGGAGGAGCGTGGGGCGTCCGAACTCCAAAGCGCGCTTCAAAGGAGTCGGGCCTCGGGTATGGAGGTCCAGCAGCAGCAGTTCAAGGACGAGATCAACTTTGCGAAGTTGGTGGGGGGCGCCCAAGGCGAACTCGCCAATCTGAGCCAGATTGAACCGATGAGCATGGAAGAAGTGGTGGCACTGAGCCAGCTTCTGGGAGGCCGCTAATGGGTCTGATGTCTTTGGCTGCGAAAGCCGGCAAAGCCTTGATGCCCGTAGTTGAGGGCATGGGGCCCATGACCAAGGTCGCCGCAGGCGTCAGTGCCGCGGGGGCGTTGGCGGGCTTGGCAGGCGATGTGGCCGGGCCCGTGATTGAGGGGATTGCGGAGACCGTGCAGGGCCCCGAGAAGCAGGATCGCAGCATGGCGGCCTTGGTCGCGATGCAGCGGCTGGCCAAGGCACGGGCTGACAGAGAACAGCGTGTACGACAAAAGATGGCGGACAACGAAGCGGCACTTGCCGCGAGCAATCCGACCCTCTACAATGATGTGCTTGCCGGGCGAAAGTTGCCGCGTGGTGCGGTGAGAATCGGCGGGCAACCTCGACGCGATCTCATGGAACGGCTCACTCGACTGATGGTTGAGGGGCATTTCGGGGGCGCACAGGAGATGCCGCATGGCGGGTGAGATTCCACTTCCGAAGGGCAACTATCCCGATGATTTCCAGTTGAAGGTCTTCGGGCCTTTCACGTCAGCATCGGCCGATCAGGTGCTTCAGTTCATCACGGACCGCGACATGGTCGTGGATTCGGTGTTTTTCTCGGCCCGCGTGGCCGGCAGCACTGACGCCACCTTCCGGCTACTTCTCCGTGACAATACGGCGGATACCACTGTGGCCTCCACGGTCTCAGCGGCTCGCGAAATCTGCACGGCCCAGAGCCTCGACAGCGCGGTGTACACGGCAAACACCACGACCACGGCCCGCCCCAGTTCCTCCTACAATCTGGTGAAGGCCGGAAACCAGATCGTGCTGGATTTCGAGGGGACGCTGACCAATCTGGCCGACCTTTTCATCGCCATCCGGTTCCGCAGCCGCCGTCGCTAATCGTTAAACGTAACTAAGAATGTTGAAGGCCACAGGTCTTTCAAGGAGATCAAGCAATGGGTACGGGTGACATCAATCGTCTTCCAAGCAACGCCAACAAGTCGTCGATCAAAGAGATCACTTTCGGTCCTTTCGACGCGACCGCGGCCGACCAGATTCTGCCGATCGGCGCCGTCAAGGGCCCCATCGTCCTCGAACGCATTTCGTGTCAGGCGGTCACGAAGCCGAACACCGGCTCTAACATGAACATCATGCGGCGAATCCCAGGCACGGACGGCTCCATCGCCAACACTGTGACGGCGGCCCGCAAGATCATTACTACCTTCGACCTCAACACCCTGACCAACAACACGCTCACCAATCTGCCCTTCGCGCTGACGTCCAATGTGCCCGACCACAACGTCATCAGCCCCGGCGAGCAGATCATTGTGGACTTCGCCACGACCACGGCCATGGACGACCTCTTCATCACGATCACGTATCGCGATCAGGAACTGGTCTAAGACTGAGAGAGGGGAAACCTTCTCATAGACGGACGGGGGATGGGGCCGCCCTTGCACAGCCTTGGGCGGCTCCTTTTCTATGGACATGCCACTAACGCTCACTCCCGAGGCCCCCTCCAAGAAGCCCTTCTCGCTTCCCAGCATCTACGAGGCCCCTACCGTGGCCTTGTCAATGGCTATGGACGGCGGGCTCTCGTGGCGTGGCATGAAGGCCGCTATCAACAGCCCAGAAGGCCTGACGCCTCGCGAACTCTACACTTACGCTGAACGACTCAAAGACGAAGCCGGCCGCAACCCCATCTCCGACTCTCTTATCGACGTCGTAAGCAACCCCTTTGTATGGCTCTGGGTGGCCACAGCACCGTGGAGTTCTGCGGCCCTCGCCAAGGCCGGCAAGCCCATCTTTTCCGCCTCCGAACGCGCCCTTGCCTATACCCGCACCAAGTTTCCGTGGCTCGGTGCCCTCCTTGCCCCCTCCCAAGCATTCGCAGATACTGCTATCCCAGCAGTCGCCCACGAGGCCGAAGGCTTTCGTCACGGCATCCTTCTCAAAGTCGAAGAGGAAGCCAAGGACGTCTACAAGCGAGTCACGGAACGCTTGGGCGTCCGCACCCTCAACTACGAGGACTTGCCCACAGGCAGCGACGCCCGCGACCGAGCCGAACGCTTCTCGGCCCTGTGGACTGCCCTCCAAGAGGGCCACGATTCCGACTGGACTCAGCAGGTCGCCAAGATGTCCAAGGGCGGCTCCAAAGTCGTTTCCATCCACCACAGCCCCAAAGCCAGTAGCGTGGGCGTCCGTACGAGAATGTCGGAAATGCTTGGTGACGACAAGTTGGCGGACGAACTGGTCACAGCCACCCGCAAGATTTACGATGCGGTGCGGACCACTGTGGTCCCTGACGAACAGGCCGCTTATCGAATCCTGCGGACTATCGTGAACCCCAACTTGGGTGACTCTGCCCAGATGCAGGGCTTCTCCAAGGCTTGGATCAACGCCATTCTAGACCGGAGCCGCGGCCCCCTCAAAGGCGCCAGTGACGCCGAAGTCATGAAGCTGCTTCGGGCCCACAACGTTGATTTGCCTCTCGCCAACAAGTTCTACCAGCCCCACAACCTTTCCGTCACCTACTCGCAGGGCGCCAAACTTTCTCTCGATGAGCAGATGCTCGGTCAGGAGATTCGCGGGCTCTCACCCAGCATTTCAGCCTTTCCTTCCTCCAAGAACTCCCTCCGTCATGGCCCCCGCTACTGGCAGATTCTGGCCGAAGAAGGGGTCCTAACCGATCATGGCCAGAAGTTCCTGAACTGGGCCAATAAAACGGCCGGCAAAGCCACGCAAAGCAAGGCGGCCCGCTTCTTGGACCATAACCCCATGAGAGGCATGGAGCGGTACGTCAACGACATGTCCCGCGTCGGCTTCCTTGCCCAGGACATCCGTAAGGCCCCCGCAGTCCTCTACGCCAACGCACGAAGCGCCGGGCGGTGGGCGTCCGCTCAGAGCGTACCGCGTCCTGGTGTGGCCAACAACTTCGAGATCATTAATGAGCCCATGAGCCGGCCCATCGAAGAACTGATTGGGAAAGGTCGGACGCCCACGGGGGGTTTCACGGTTGCGGATGCCTTGAATGCAGATTTGGCTTTTATTGGAGCCCGTGAAAAGAGCAAGGACGGAAGTGTGCAGTCCCTGAAGTTTCTGCGAGAGTATGTGATCCCGCGGCTGAAGGGACAGTTGTCAGTGGAGCGAGGAGCCGCGAACTTCGTGGCCGACACGATGGGGTCGCTGATTGGCCGGTTCGCGGATGTGTGGGGGCCTGAGATTTCCAAGATGGGGCCCGGCGCCGCAAAGACGATTGAGAAGATCAAGAGGGCCGCGGATACGATGGAGTCGCCCGTGGGCCGGTCCATCATGAGTTCCAATCTGACGAAGATGCTGTACTCGGGCCACTTGGCCTCCCCGTCCAGCGTATTTACTAACATGATGCAGCCCCTGAACGCGGTGGCGTTTCTGCCGGCCAAGGATGTGGCCAAGGGCTATGCGAGGGCGTGGGGCCAAGTCTTCAACTATATGGAGGAGCGATTCTCCAAGGGCCTGACCATGTCGCCCGAGGCCCGCAACGCACTTATCAAGAAGCACATTCCGTTGGCGGAAGAGGCTGGAATCCTTCGCAGCATCTACGACATGGAAGAGGAGATTCTGAAGAAGAACCCGGACTGGATGAGCCGAGGCATGGATCTGACGTTGAAGGGGTTCGAGAAGGCGGAGTGGGCCAACCGCATTGCAGTTGTTGAGGCGGTTGCTTCTCGGCACAACGTCAAGGACATGAAGGCGATTCCCGCTATGGTCAAGGAGGATATGCGGCAGGCCACGGAACAGATCAACTTTGCTTCGTCGTGGTGGAACACGCCGATGATGTTCCAGAAGGGGACGCTGAGCGATCCACTGCTTCGCATGTTCATGACGTTCCCGCTGCGGATGCTGACGTACGGCACGTATACGTTGCCCAATCTGGTGGACGAGGGTAAGAGTTTCGTGCCCAACATGGCTCGTATGATGGGCTTTTCGACGGTGGCCTATCTGACGGCTAAGAACTTGTTCGGCACGGACATCTCCAAGGGCCTCTTCTATGCGGGCGCCACGGATATTTTGCCGTTCATGAGCGGAGGCAGGTTCGAGGAACGAGAATCTGCGATCCCAATTCCGCCCATCATTGATATTCCGGCGAATGCGTTCAAGGGGCTGCTTCAGGGGGACGGTTCTCTGATTGGTGATTCGGTGTGGCGGACGATTCCGGGCGGTGTCTTTGCACGCCGGCTCATGAACTACATGCCCCAGATCAGCAACCCCGCCATGAACATGGCTGTGGAGATGCAGCGATCGTATGTGGACTGGAACAGTCCGCAGCCTGATGGCACGTACCCCCTCTATACACGGGATGGGGCCTTGGTGGAGACGGTGACCCCGGGTCAGGTGCTGAAGAGGGCAGTCTTCGGGGGCATGGCGGAAGTAACGACGCCGGCCCAGGAAGCCAAGTACCTCATCAAGCAGCGGGATCAGATGAACCAGTACAGGCAGCAGTACCTGAGTGCGCTGATGACGAATCAGATTCCGCAGGCCCAGTCGCTGAAGCAGGAGTTTGAGCAGCGGTTCAAGATGCCCATGAGTTTGACAAAACAGCAGCTTCGCACGGCACAGGAGATGAGGAATGTGCCAAGGACAGGCCGTATGGTAGAGCGTATGCCGGCCGCGGTCCGGGCTTCGTACGCTAATATGTTGACCCCCAGGGCGCCGCAGTCTCCGGTGACGCCCACCCCGCTTTGGAGTGCCCCTGAAGATGCCCAGCAAACCAACAACCCGGCGTTCGGCTCTTTCAACTAAGGTAGTTGCCTTCTCATGTCTCCATGCTCCGAATCACAACGCGGATGCGGTTGATGCTGCGGTGGAGCGTGTGGCGTCCTTGAAGCCCCAAGTGGTCGTCTGTCTTGGCGATCTGTTTGAGGCGGCAAGCGCGTCGGTGCATCCGAACGAGGTCGATCATGACCTGTTGGAGGAGTTCGAGATTGGTGCTGGGATTCTGGACCGCTTCAGGGAGGCGGCGCCGAAGGCCAAGCTGGTGTGGTGTCTCGGGAATCATGACGACAATCTCCAAGCAAGGGATACGCGGAGGGTGGCCCGTGACCTGCGGCGGGCCATTGCGTGGAACAACAGCCGGTGGGCCGACTCGTTCAGGGCCTGGGCCCAGTTGCCGTACTCAAAGGGGCCTGAGTGCATCTTTCGCGTTGGCCAAGTCATGTTCTGGCACGGCTTCGATTGCGGACACGCTTCGGACTCCTTGGAAACGCTTCAGATGGCGTGGGCGTCCGGAGGCTTTGCGTGGGCTCTGGGGGTGCGTGGGCACACGCATAGGCCCATAGACCCTACCCAGATTATGAGGACGCCACGGGTGCCCCTGCCGTACTTCGCGACCAATGTTGGGACTCTGGGGCCGCTGAAGCCGGAGTGGGCTAAGCGAGAAGACACTTCTATGTGGGGCCCCGCCCTGTTGGAGGTGGACGCCCGCCCCGGCGATCCATTCAGGATGCGGGGCAAGTGCTGGGACGCCCACCTCCATCGGCTTTAGGCTGTGCGGAATGCCGCGATCCGTGTCATGATGGCGTCGGCCGCGGCGTCCGGCCGTGTGTCTTCGTTGGTGATGAGGGTGGTGGAAGGGTCCGCGGAATTGCCTGCTGGGTCTCCTTGGTTGTAGGCCTGGTTCCAGACTTCGGACTCGTGGTCTTCGATGGCTCCGAGTGGGGCCGGAGGCGTGTAGGTAGGCCGCAGGAAGAAAAGAAGGTCGGTGAGTTGGGCCTCGTTGCGGTAGCGGATGTCGTCAAAGACGATGACGCAGGGCGGGGGTGTTCGCTTGCCCGCGGTCTTCAGGATTTCATCGGAGAGGCAGGCAATCCGTTGGACTTCCTTGCGGGCTTGGATGACCCACCAGTCGGGATTTTCGGCTCGGAGTTGGGCGCCGATGGTCTGGGCCATCTTGCGGTACTGTGCTGGTGTCTCAGTTTTGGTGATCCCCATGGTGGCGAGTCCCCGCTTCAGAGGGCCGGCCATGGATCGAACGTGGACGTTCTGGTATTTCTGGCGGAGGGCTTCGGCCACGGTAGTCTTGCCGGCGCCGATGAGGCCGCGAAGTCCCACCACGATGACGGAACCGTACTTTGGGTTAGATGGTCTTGTCATTTTCACGCTCCATGTGGGGGACGATGATGTCCTTGCCCTTGGGGGTCACTGACCAGAAACGATTAGTGGGGCCCCGTCTTCCCTTGTGCTTGGTGTGGGTAAGGAGGCCAGCGTCTTCGAGGGAGTCCAGAGTGACACCCTGAATGCGGCGATTGGTGCGGAAGGTGATGTTAGAAAGAGAGGTGGGGCCGTGCAGATAGACGTCTTTGAGGATTTCCAGCGTGCCGCGGGTCAGTCCCGTGATGGGGTCTTTACGGGACTGTGGGCGGCCTTCGGCGTAGATGCGGGTGTCCAGAGTTCGGGTAATGAGGCCGGGCATACGGGGGGCGTCATTGCTCATGTGGGAATCCAGAGAGACATGCGAGGGGTTTGTTCGGGGACGGTGTGGGATCGCAGAGTGGCGGCTCTGCATCCTTTCGAGATGGCGTTGAACGCCCACGCTCCTTCCTTGTGGGGGTGGCCGATGCAGGCAGACAACGTGCGAATAATGCCCTTGGTGAGGTGCCACTGAGAGCCGCGGTGCAGGCCCAGTTTGGACCACACAGAGGCCACAGGAACACGCTCGGCAATCGTGGAGGCCTGCCAGCCGGGTTTCAGTGCCGGCATCTGGGAGAGCCATTCATGGGCCTCCCCAGAGGACACCTCCACGGGGTCGTGGCGCCAAAGGATCACTAGGGTGCCCTTAGTCCCGCCGTCTGGAAGGGGGTCCCAGAACAGCACCAGCGTGCCCATGGCGACATGACGGTACAGGGTGTTTGGCTGTTGTAGGAGGCCGTCAGGGAGGCGGTACTTGGGAAGGCCGCCGCAAGAAAGCCAACGAGAGGCGTGGGCGTCCGGTGCGACCTCGGTGACGTCTAGGACGAGGTCAATGTCGGTCAGGGCGGCGGAGTGGGACATCGTTCCTCCACACAAGAAAAGGGGTCAGGAACCTTGCGGCTCCCAACCCCAGCACCCGAAGGAGTCCCGGCCCTCGGTAAACAAACACCAACCAAAGTGCGATGCCTTTCGGCGTTCGTGGTTGGTTGAAGCCGGCCCAGAAGTGAAAACCTCTGAGCCAGCAGGCGTGGGCGTCACGTTCATGATTGTAGGCCCCCTAGGTGCCACGCTTCAAGGATGGCCTACGGATTAGGCGGAAATCACGCCGGAGACCAGTTCACGAATCTGGGCCTCCTGATCCTGGTACTTACTGTCCTTCTTGTTGGGCTCGTTCTTCACGTAGACCCGAACCTGAAGGGGTGTGTCGCCCTGGGTCGCGTCGTTGACCGTGCCGATCAGGGCACCGATCTCGGGCATCGTCACCTTGCGGCCAAGGAGGCTGGTGAACGAACCCAGCAGGCGGGCGTAGGCGATCTCCACACGCTTCCGCTGGTTTTCCGGCAGCCCGCGGAACTGTGCTTCGGTCAGGATGTAGACGGCATCGGACTCCCATTCCAGCCCGCTGGTCTTGGCGCCCGCAGTGACCTCGGGGTCTTCCACCCACGTGAACTTGAACGAGACGGAGGGGACCTCCATCGTCACGCGACCGGCGCCGGAGCCGTAACCGAACTTGTTCTTGGGGTTCACAACCACCCCATCGAGGAAGTTGACATGAACACCAGAGGGCGGCCACTGACGGGCCCCCGAAGTCTGGGGCTCAATGCTCGAAGCAAAGCCCTGCTGATTGAAAATCGCCAACGTGTCGTTCGGAATCGTAGCCATTCGAGAACTCCTTCAACTGAGGTCCCCAACAAGGGGAGCCGGGTTTGAGTGACTTTTCAAGGGGACAGATATTAGGCGGGTGAAGCAACGCCGGCAAGCACCGCGGCTTCCCGATATGCAGCTTCCAATGCCGCCCATGCGCCGACCGCAGGCACACGCCAAGTCTGGGGAAAGTGTTGTGAGTACATGATCTTCAGGAACGCAGGAAGTCGTGGGTCCTGCGTATACAGGAGAACTTTGCGGGATTCCACAGTGACAGGGATTTCCCGCTTCTGCCCGTTGGCCAGTTCCTGTGTCTTCTTGACTACCTCCTGTACCGTGGCCCCCTCACATCGCAGGATCGCGTCACAGGGCGGGGCCAGCAGATGCCAGAAAGACGAGGAGAGCCGAAGGTCTTCCATCTGACCGATGGGCTTCTCATCCGCAAACTGGGTCTTTGAGACAACGTGTGCTGTGATGCCAACGCCGTACCCCGCTGCACGCAGAGGCCGCACAAAATTGTTGTACAACTCCTGAGCCATGGCCGGGTAACTCTGACGCCCGTCGATGTCTCGGAAGTTGGGCTTCCCGAATGTCTCGCAAGCCCACATCTTCAGCAGATCGAGGGTGGAGTCCACAGTGTCCAGAACCACTGTGTCATAGGCTCGATTGGCTGCGGAAGCGTCCGCGAGCAACAGGTCCTTGATGCCGACGATCTTTTTCCAATCCAGTTGGATCGGCTGGCCATTGTGGTCGATGGCCGTGCCCTTGTCAATGTAGGGCCACGAATCGCAAAGCGGCTCGCCGCCCGACAGCACACGAAGGTCCGTGTTGATCCGCAGGCACCGCGGGATGCTCTCAATGAGGTGCGACTTGCCCGAGCCCATGGGCCCCATAATGATGAACGTAGAACGGGCCAGGGGCGTGAACGAGTTGGGCTTTTTGCGGATGCCAAGAGTGCGTCCCTTAGCTGCCGCAGGCGCGCCCGTCGCCAACGTGTTCAGTGCTTCAGTCATATTGCCTGTATCCTTTCAAGAGGTGCAAGGTTCAGAAATCTTCGTCATCATCATCATCGTCCTCGTCGTCCAGGTCGTCGTCCTCGTCGTCTATCCAGCAGGCGTCCTCATCATCATCATCTTCGTCCTCGTCGTCTTCGAGGAAAGAGAGGTCGTCGTCCTCGTCGTCCAGGTCGTCGTCGTCGTCGTCGTCGTCGCCAAGACTCTTCTTGGGACTGTCGTCCTCGTCCCCCGGGTCCTGCGAACGGGGGACGCAAAGGATGCCGTCGAAGTCATCTTCGTCTTCGTCCTCCTCATCGCCGAGAGGACCAGTTGCCGGGGGTCGGACGCCCAGCGTCAGAATGTGAGGCAGGGAGAAGGAAGAAAGCGTTTCGGGATATGTCAGGTCAGTCATGATTCGAGACTCCTTAGGCAGCCGCCCAGCGTGGGCGTCCGTTCGTGGCGTTAGTGTAGGCCGATGGTGACGTCGTTGTCCAGATCGTCGTCGCGGCGTTTCAGTTGGAGGCCCTTCTGTTCAATGAGTTCGGGCCATTCGTGAATGGGGGCGTGGTAGAAGGGCGCATAGGTGGTGAGGGTGCCGTACTTGGACAGGATGCCCTGCTCCGTACGGGGGTAGTTGGCCGGGATGTGTTCACGGCACGCGGCGTTCGCAAGTTCCCAATAGCGCTGCATGTACTCGGAGTATAGGAAGTCTTCGTAGCGGATGATAGAGGCGTTGATGACGGGCTCCACACGGCGAAGATCAGCCTTGTCCAGGTAGTCGCCTGTGCCCTGCATCCAGTCGATGCACCGATTGATGAAGTTGGCGTGAACCGGCTCCCCTGTGTAGTGCTTCACGATATCGACTTGGCCCTTGCGGGGCCCCCGCGAGATCGTCTTATGTTCGATGGTGGAATCGCGGTCTCCGGGGCCGAAAAAGATGGCGGGCTTTTGGAGGGCCAAATGATAGAAGCCACCGACGCGGGTGTTGGGTGACAACTCGAAGTGTTCGATCAACCACGGCAGATTGGCTGCGAGTCCAGCCAAGTTGTGCTGGGCTTGGAACTCAAAGGGGCAGCACGAAAGACGTTTGGTGGGAGACACCGACGTAGACTTGAAGTCGAAACCCCAGATTGTGTCAGTGGCCTTGGAGAACAGGAGGATGTCAGGCTGGATGACATTGACCAGATGCGGGACCGGAGCGTTCTTCAGTTGGGTGGTCCACACCAGCCGCTTTTCAACAGCCAGTGGAAGAAACCCTGGGCTGTTGACCCAAGACAGAAACCCGTCACGCAAGAATGTGTTAGGAATCTTGATTTTGGTAGCGGCCTCGAAGTAGGCCTTGGCGGACATGGCCTCCTGCATTTCAGCGTCCTGTCGTTCGGCGATGCCGGCAGGAAGGACACCACGGGCCGCAAGGCAGGTTGCGATGAGTTCCTGTCGTTCTTTGAGGGCCTGAACAAAGGAAGCTTCGGCGTCTGCCGGAATGCCAAGCATAGCCAATTCTAAGCACTTGTGCGTCCAAGTGCCTACGCGGGTAGCCACGGAGGAATCGAGAGGATCGCTGATGCCGAGGATTCGGTTGAGGTAGTACGTGAAGGGTTCCGACTGCAACATAGCCGCGTCTGATGAGCGGATAGTAGGAACCTTTGGGACGATGCCGTAGGCCTGAAGCCACTGGGCGGCGTCCTGTTCTCGGGTCTTGGGGATTTCAACCGGGGTCGTTGTGGGGGGTGTCGTTGTCAATCGCGGATTCCTTGAAGAAGCACCACAGGAGGTTCATGGTTACGTTCAGATGTGACATTGAGTGTGCCGTCCGCTTCCACACATCCTTGAATATGCAACACATTCTCAGAAATGCGTCCGCGGTCCCGCACTTTGATGGTCAGATGGAAGCCGCCGCTCCGATGAATAGGGCCTGTAGTGATGTGGGTGGCTCGACCATCGACAGCAAGGTCAAGGAAAAAGTTTCGGACATTACGGGGCATGATCGGCCTCCTCGACGGCCTCCTCGACGGCCTTACGAAGGGCCTCAAAGTGTTCGGGGGGCATAACAATCCAGCCCCCAATGTCCACGGAGTCAATGACTTCGCCCGACTTCAGGGTCTGGATAGGGACGCGGACGTTCTTCAGGATTTCGCCGGGGGCGCCCGGCTTCAAGATAATGTAGCGGGTCTCAACCTTGGGGCCGATCGTGCATCCGCCCAGGCACACGGATGCCAAGATCGGGCAGAAGAGAGTCAGCAGGAGGAGTCGGGACTTCGATCGAGGGCGCATCATGAATGACTTCCTTGCGCTCGGGGTCCTTGCGAGTCACCAGACCGGCAAGAAACTCCAATACGGCTTTGAAAAAAGTGACGAGGAAAGGCACAGGCTTCATAAACTCCTTAGTGAGGGGTGCGATTGGAAAGGAAAAACGCGACCGTTCACTTTCGTGAGCAGCCGCGTGACATTACTCTGCGCCCACCTGCGAAGAGGTCTTGTCATTGTCGCGGGCTACGAGGCCGAGGCCCAGAATACCCGCCACCGCAACAATGGCTCCAATGATGGTTTCCCAGTTTGCGTTGGTTGTCGGGTCATTGTCAAAGACCGCAGAAAGCTGGGCCGCGAAAACGCCCACTGCCGCCAGAATGCCCGCCGTCGTCGTCTTCCAAGATTTGGCCATATTCAATACTCCTTGTGATGCTTCGTACGGACGCCCACGCTGGGAGTCCTGGGGTGAGAGCGTAGGGGCTCAGGATGCGTAAGGCAAGCCGTCGTCGCCGTCGTGGTCCTCGTGCTGGCTTCCCATGGCGCCGGCAGCGCGAACGACGGCGTCGCCCAAGACCGCGAGCCCCACGAAGGCGTCGGGGTGCATTTCGATCTGGGTTCGGACTTGGAGACCTTTGGGCAGATCGTCGTTGATGGGGCTGTTGTAGTTGTGTTTGAGGATGATGACGGACGCCTCTGAGCGAGCCCGCAGCGCTGCCATGAGTTCCTGAGTAGGAACTTCGGAAAGGTCGAACTTTTGCTTGCGTTTGGCCATCATTTCCTTTCTGCGAGGGGGTTGATTAGTACGAGGACAGCTGTCCGATAATCATGTGCTTGGCTTCGTTGGTGGCCACAGGCGTCACCGTAGGGACCACGAGGACTTCTGCGGGGCCGGGAAGCAGGAGGACGGGCTCCGAGATGACGAAGGCATGGCCCGAGGAGGCAGTGCTGTCCTTGTGGACGGCGGCCGCGGCCGAGAAGGCCTGTTCATGCAGGAAGGAGCGAGGGTCCAGCAGCGGCAGGCAGTGCGCACCGCCCACGGAGGCGTGATCTACGGCATCGAAGTTGGTGGTGTCGATGAAGGAGGGCAGTTCTTTGATGAGGTCAGGATCAAAGGACTGGACGCTGTAGGCCTTGAACTTGCCCTGGGTGGACCACGCCGGCGTGCCCGGGGCGCCGGAGAGGGCCGTCACGAGCCAGAGGCGGAGGTAGGGCCAGCCCTGCGAGTTGAAGATGCGAATGGCCGGAAAGGTTGCGGCACCGCCCACGATGATTTCGTAAGGGTCATCCGTGTCCGAGACCGCGGCCATCTGGGAGTTGACCACGAAAAGGTTGGAGGCGCTGGCCATAGCGGCCGTGGGCGTGAACCGGGGGGTGCTAATGGACTGTCCAACGCGGGTCAGGGTGTGCTTCAGGGCCGTGGCCATTGTGATCTCCTAGGCAGGGTCTGCGGTTCGAGAAATGGGGGCTGGGGGAGTCAGTTGGGCGTTGATGAGTAAGCGGACCGTCCACTCGCCCAAGGCCCCCCGGTCTGTAATGGACGGCCCCGGACAGAAGTGTAGGCTCACTCCATGCTTCAGGAGAAGCCTCTGGAAAACGTCGTGGGCCACGGAGGGGGCCGGCGCCGGGGTGCGAAAAGTGGGACGGGCGAAGCGGGCAGGGGTGGCTTCCAGCAGAAGAACGGGGTATGCCCACATGCGACGCATGGCGGCCAACTGAGCATCAAAGCGGCGTAACTTGTCTGGAATCAAGACGTTCTGTGCAATCTCGTCAATGGACAGTTTTCGTTCGACGAGGCCGGCACCCGTGAATCCGGGGACCCAATAGGGGACGCCTTCGGGGTCCACCACATAGTCGGCATGTTCAAGCCGTCGCTTGATCGCGTGAATGCGTACGGTCACGGGTTTGCCGGCCTCGGGGTCCAGCATCACGATGTTCTGGGGGAGGGGGAGGGGCCGCTTTTCGCGATCGTCTACGGCGATAATCCATTCTTTCTTCACAGGATCACCCCCGGCTCCGGCATCTGATGGAACGTCTTAGGCTTCGTCTTGAAAGTATACCCCGTCATCGTCGTCAAAATGCGCCGCCCCCTGATCTGCAAAGGGCCGTGGGCGTCCGAACGCTTTTTGACTTCGTTGATGATGTGTGTGACAAGGGGGGCTGCCATGCTGTAGTAGAGGCCAATGGCTTCGGGGGGAACCGAGAATTCGGACAGGAGGACAATCTCCATTTCTCGGCGCCCCCCAATCTCTACCCTGCGGTTGTAGGGCAAGTCATAGTAGCGGACTGCGGAGCGAACCGCTGTCCACTTGATGCCCAGTGCTGCGGCTGTCTGATAGATGGAGTAACCCGCCTTCATCAGGTCCATGATGGAGACGATAGTGAGCGAGCGGGGTTTTCGGCGGGACATCCTCATCTGATATTGTAGGCGTTCACTCGTGGTCCATGTGGTGATTGCGGTTAGCCATGTAGAAGGCGTATGCAAAGGCCACAGGCGTTTTAGACCGCTCAAACTTGGTCTTGGCGGAGGACCCGCCCAGCTTCTGGACCCACGATCCTTGGGCACAGACCTTGATGGGTTGGACAGGCTTGAACGGCGGACGCACAAAGTTGCCCCACAGACAGGTGCGTCTGGTGTAGGCATCCACAGGCGGGTTATAGTAGCCGCCGTAGTCGGACGGATTGAAGATGAGCGAGTAGGCCCCCAGTTCGGGGACAAGGCGGGCTAATCGCCCCACAGGATTTTCAAGGGCCCAGATCACGGGGATGTTCTTTGCGGAGAGCCACGCTCTGAATCGGATGGCGGCGCGGACCAAGGCTACAGAGGCAAGAGTGCGGCCATCTTTGTCCTTTTCTTTGAAATGGCGGGCTCCCGAAGACGCAAAATCTGTGCATGGCGGCGCCATGAGCAGGACGATTCGGATTTTCGGGAACTTCTCTTCAATGAGGTGCGAGACCAAGGTCTTCAGAGCGTCGTATCCTTCGTCCTTGGAGAGGTCGCTCTGGATGTGGACGCGACCGGACCACTCGTAGCCTTCGGGAACCGGCTGCTGATCCACAGTGATGATATCTGTGTCAGGATATGAAGCCCAAGGGGCGGCCCAGTTCCCCGTGCAATCGAAAAGTGAGATCACGAGGGTGTGCATGTTCAATCCTTGGCAAGGTGGATACGGGGCTTCGTGTTCCCATCAGGCACGTGCGTCGGCACCAGAAGCTGCGGTTCCGTCTGCATGGCGGGGTGGGTCCACGACTCCAAGATGAGACGGCCATCGCCGGACTTCGAGAGGCCGTTGAGGGCTTCGAGGGTCTGGGTCACGGTGCCGAGAACGGGGAAGGGGCCTCCCGAGGTGTAGATGACTGTGACTTCGTGGGGCGTAAGACGCGGCGCCGAAGAGGGCGCGGGGCTGACGCAGGAGACCGCTTCAGGGTTGATGTGGACGAGAATGTTGGGGTCGATAGCGGCGTTGAAAGCGACGACAGTGAGATTCATGCGAATGGGTCCTTATAGGGGTGAAGAGTGAATCCGTACTCCATGGGGCAGGTACGGCCGTAGTGCTTTTCGAGTTCAGCCCAGTACGTCTTGATTGTGTGCTGGATTGCAGCTTCGACTACAGCCTTAGCTTCAGGAACCACTGAGACGTGGGCGTCCGCAAAGATGGCGTCGTACCAGTTAACGAAGAGGTGCCATCGAGGTTTGCGAGCATTCAGGGAGGGCATAGTTTCGTGAACGCGGATCATGACATAGTTGGTTAGGGTGGCCGCGAGCCCTTGAATGGGGAAGTTGACGATTTCATTGGGTTTCTCGTCAGGACTGAAGAAACGGGATTGGCCCAGGATGGGAAGTTCGATGCGGCCCGCGGCCCTGGCTTCGCGAATGATGCGGTGCTGCCATGCGTAGAGTTCAGGGTTGACGCGGGGCGTTTCTGCGATCATCATTTCGCAGAAGGAAAGGGGCACACGGATTTTGGCTTTCTTCAGAAGGGTCTTCTGAAGAACGGCAGCGCCGCCGAGGTTAAGTTTGGTGAAGTTGGCGTGTTTTGCGGGCTGTCGGAACTTGGAATCGAAGTTGGGGTCTTCGAGGCAGGTGGGGCCAAAAGTTTTGATAGCGGTTTCGCGGTGAAGGTCCCGCTTCTGACGGTAGGCATCCAGAATGAAGGAGTCTCCGGAGATAAGGCCGGCCACTCGCAGTTCAACCTGGGAAGCGTCCCACGAGAGAATGACGCCGTCGCGTCCGTAGCGAGAAGCAATGCACTCTTTGATGGACTTGGGAAAGGTCTGGACTGCCGGGTCTTTGAAGGAGATGCGGCACTGCTGCTGGCCACCAGCATCGCCTTGGCCGTCTTTGAAGGGGCTAGGCGTAACGTAGATACGGGGGAAGCCCAGCCCCAGACGAAGACGAGTCGGGCGGGCCTTGGTCTCGGTCTTGGTCTTGGAAGAGTCGGACAACGAAGCCGGCTGCGATGGCGATGACGAGGAAACACATGAGATATTCGGGCATGAATGCTCCCTGAGTTTCGCAAGGGCCGGGTCGTTGGGTTGCTTGCGAGGACCACGAAGGAGCGGGGACAGATAGGAGGACAGGATTTTTTCATTCTTGGTGTAGGTATCCCAGTGTTGAAGGATAGGAAGGGCTGGCGAGTCTGGGATTTCGGACTCGAAGTAGTCGGTGACAAGGAGGCGGTTCTTGTCGTTCAGGGAAAGACGCTTCTTTTTAGTATATTCGAGGCCGTTAGCGTAGGACGGCGGAAGTTGAAGGGCGAGGGGTTCCATGAAGGACAGCTTGGAGGCGACACACCCTTCGCCGCCAACAAGGAGGCCCGCGAGATTGCACGCCTCGGAGGCTTCCGCCGATTCTTTGGAGAGGGCGGCTTCTACACGGAGGAGGGCGTCGATGGACATGGGGATGCCCGCCTCCATCATTCGTACGGACGCCCACGTGAGGGCGGAGTAGTAGGAGAGGACGGCGGGTTGGTTCTTGGCGGATGTCGGGAAGTCCTGATGGATGCGGGCAGCGATTTCAGCCGCGGCCAGCATGGTGTTGTGGGGGTCCTGACAAGCATACTCCAAGGCGTCCTTGTCAGTGATCTTGTTGAAGCGGCGGAACTCGCCGTTCTCGTCTTTGAGCGTTTTCTTGTAGGTGAACTGTTGGAGGACGGGACCAAGGGCTTTGAGTGACTTTTCGGGACGCAGTTCGTTGTGGAGGTAGTTGAGGTGGGAGAGGTCGATGAGTGTGTGGCGGCCGCCCAGCAGCGGAGAGACTTCGGGAATGGCTCGGAGAATGGGAATGTCGAACAGAAAGTTCATGCCGAAGAGGGTGTCGGCGTGCTTCAGGAAGGCGCGGAAGATTCGCATGTGGAGGGCGTTGCTGGGATATAACGCCATCGTGACCCCGGGCCGCAACTGGGAAATGAGGGACATGGTCCAGGGGGTCTGAGGTGTGGGCCTCGGATCGAATGCGGGAAGGGTAATGGTGATGACCTGCACCAAGTCCTTCGTCGTAACCTTGTCCTGCCACAAACAACGTGCCGGATGAAAATGGTTCTGCTCCGGCAGTGGGCGTCCATCAATGGTTGTTTTGACGGCGCCGTAGGTTTCAGTGTCGATGGAAAGGATGGGGGGATCGCAAGGGGTCATGCGGATGGACTTTCCGTCTGCTCGGGGCTGCTGGGAGCGGAGGCTTCGGCGAGGCCTTCTGTGATGAGGTCTTGGACTGTTTGGGCAACGTAGGCGAGAAAACGGCTGAGGTCGTCCTTGCGGGTGCCCTTCAGTTGGGGAGGCTCGGAAAGGAGGATGCCTACTTCGGGGCTGCCTGCGGCGTTGTCGGTGATGTCAAAAGAAAAGGTGATGCTTGTGAGTGATGCGGCGACAACGGCACCGCGCTTGACTGCCTTGGTACGCTTAGCCATGGGAAAGGCTCCGGGGATGGGGTTAGTGGGAACCAAGAGGACCGGGGAAGAAAGAGGTGCCGCCGAAGATGCCGAAGATGCCGAAGAGAAGCATGGGAGCGATCGTCCAGCAGGCTTCCGGAGAGAGGTGGACGGCGTCTTCGCTGGTGATGGAGTAGGTGCCTGCGGTATTGGTGATGCTATGGTGGCCGTCAGAGACCCACCAACGGAAGCGATACCAGTCTTGGAAGGCCGAGTAGGCTTTGGCCCCATTATTCTCGGAGGTGGGCCACCCGTCCTGATTGGTGGAAGACCATGTGTCGGTGTTGTTGAGGGCTTTCCACAGGTCGGCCGCGATGAAGGAGGTAGCGGAGCGGTTTGTCTTGGTAAAGTAGCCGAACTGGCCGGCCGTGGCTGAGGTGGGGACGGAGAAGTCGCCCACGAAGGAGGAGCCGACAGGACGAGAGGCGCCCATGTCGGTGTTCGTGGAGTTGAAGCCTAGGTACTCCGTGATGCGACGGAGGTTGATGTGCATGACGAGGGGAAGGGCGGAGGCCAGTTCATCGACGGCACCGGGCACTTGATCCCACTCGGTTTTGTAGGTGGCCGCGGAACCGGAAGTTTCGTCGTAGCGGTAGCAGCCGGTAGGAATGATGACGGGGACGTCGCGGCCCAAGCCAGCCGTTGTGGAGGAACGGAGGGTGGTGATGAGGGTGGCGAGGTTGGACTTGTAGGTAGCTGCGGAAATGCCGGCGCCGGAGTGAATGTCGTTGGTGTCTGCGATGATGCAGATAATGTCGGGATTGATGGTACGAAGGTAGGCGCCCATGCCCGTGTGGGTTTCGGTGATGTCGGAGACTTTGTAGCCGCCACACCCGCTGAAGACCCACTCGATGCCTGTACGTTTGGTGGCGATTCGGACGCGGGTTCCAAGGTGAACGAAAGTGCCTGCGGAGCCGGTCTTGCCTTTGAGGCGGAGTTGGAGGCCCGCGGAGGTGTTGAGAGTGTACGGGCCCAAAGTCTTGACGACGTAGCCGGTGGCGGCGTTGAGGTCAGTCCACTCGCCGGAGGCAAAGGCGGCTGGGAAGGATGAACCGTCAAAACGAGCGGTGGTGTTGGTCCGCATGACGTCGTACTGGACGGGGATCGCGCCTGAGAAGGTGCCAAGGGCGACGTCGAAGTAGACTTGATCGTTGACGTAATCAAACCAAGTTGGGGCTGCGGTGGAGCTGATATTCCGGTTGGGGAACATCTGGGCACCCTGCTGGTTGGAGGGCTTGAAGGTGTAGGAGAAAGAAGGGGTGCCCCATGTGCCGGCGCCATCGGTGAATTCAGCGCCGCAGAAGGAGTGTGCCGAGGAGGCAAGGTGGCCCGGCATGAAGGAGGCTTTGGGGAGCTTGGTGGGCGTGGCTACAGCGCCGGAACTGTAGGACATGGCAGCCATGAAGGCATGGGCCGTGTTGCCGCCCGTGACGTTCTGGGTCCAGATGGTGGCCGGGGTGTTGCCGAAAAGAGCGTGAGAGAAAGATTGGAGGGCATAGTGGAGGTAGCGACCGGCGCCTGTGGGGGAGGTGGCCCGGGAGTCTCCGATGACGAGAATGCGAAGGGGGCCTTCTGCCGCGGAAGTGGCCTTCCGGAGGACAGGAATCCATGCGGAGCGGCGGGGGTCACCAAGGGCAGGGTTGATGGGGTTGACCGAGTTCCAGTTCGTGAAAGCCATAGTACCTCCGCCCAGATTGTAGGCTCACTGGGAGGCGACCAGAATGGGCATCCGGGGCAAAATGACCGTGGGAGAGGAGGGAGGCGGGGTAACGCCGGCCAATGAATCAGAGAGCAGCTTCATGTGGTCCGAGACTGAGTAGATCATTTTGGGGTTGCGGAGAAGGTAGGCGGGATTCCATGTGGCATAGATGCGCCATTCGCGGGACTCCCATGTGAAGGGGGTGCCGTTCTTGGCCATCATGTCATTGAGGGATTGTTTCTTGCCGCAAAGGGCCTTGGTCAGGGTGCCGCAGGCGTGGGCACCAAGAACCACCACATACAAAGGGCTTTGGCCGTGGGCGTCCGCAATGATACGCATGTCTTGGAGCGTGTGGGGGAGGCAGGCGGCGTAGTTGGATGGCGTGGGCTCAATCTCGCCGAAGGTAGAACAGCGGGCCATGTAAGAGAGGTAGATGGAGGCACGAGAACGGAGTTGGATGCCGTCAATAAAGACGCCCTTGCGGGGCGGGGGACCGGGTGAGCCGCGAACGAGGACGCCTGCGGTCCCCATAAAGGGAGCGTTAGACATGTCTTCGCGGAAGCCCGGATTCTGGCCGATGAAGAAAACGACGGGGACGCCGGGTGTGGGCGGCTGGGAATCAGGGAGCCAGATGGTGGAGAGGCCCGGGCTGTGAAGGTTGGGTGTAGAATGGAGGGGACATACGGTGCAGGTGCGATGATTCGGGAACTGGGGGAGGGAGATCACAGGCAGTCCTTTGAGATGCGTTGCCCTGTCGCCGTGAAGTAGTGGTCTTCCATGTTTGCGTGCATGGACTCTATGGACTTCTGCTGTTTGATGTCGTCTCTTTCGTGCTGATGGGCTACAGTGCAGATAGCGATTCGCACGGCTTCACCGAGAGGCTTGGAGGGGTCGGCGAGCAAACGCTTGTAGATAGCTTCAAGAAAGTCATCGTCAGAACAGTAGCCGGTGAGGGCACAGGTGCCGGTGAAGGAAGGGGCTGCGGCCAGGGCCGGCCAATAGTCATACACAGCCATCATGGTGCGGAATTCGTGGATGGTCCCCGGGTGCCGAATGTCCTTGGTCCGCTTACGCCAAGTCAGGGGGCGACGGGTGTCGTCGAATTTACAGCAGAAAAGACCGCAAACGGCCTTGGCTGACGCGACAAGCTCGCGATGGAAGGGCGGGTTTTCGTGAGTAATGTGTTCTTGCCATTCGCGGCGAATGCCGGCGTAAACTTTGGGATTGACTTTGGCAAGTTCCGCAATGCTGTAAACGCAGATGGCCTTGGGCATACATGAGACTCCGAAGGTGGAGTGGGGGCGTTAGATGTAGAGGCTGTTGAAGTTGGGGGGCGAGGAGAAGCCTTCGGGACCGACCCGGACCTTGGCAAGGAGGTGCTGAGCTTCGGCTACGAGTTTGGAGGCGCGGGCGGTGGCCTTCTCGGTCCAGTGCGGGATGAGATCGTTGAAGGGGAGGAGAGGGGCGCCCCAGCGAGCAATGAGATAGCGTTCGGAGTCGTGGTAGGGGCGAGGGTCTTTGTGCATGACGCACACAGGATCAGGCTGACCCACTTCGGGGCACAGGATTATGGGGCGGTGAAGGCCCTGGGCAAGAGCGTCATCCACGAGTTGGAGGACTTCGAGAGGGATGGACTCTTCGTTATAGTCGGCGATTTTGATTTCGCGGGGGAAGAGGCCCGTAAAGACGACGTGTTCGAGGGGAGTGAGGCGACGGAAGCGGAGCGTGGGATAGTTGTCCTTGACGAGGGACTTCTGACCGTCGAGGCCCAGCTTGTTGATGAGTGCGAGCCGGCTCTCTGCGACATCAGGAGAGATGGTTGCGAGTTCCGGAATGACATAAGACTCCACTTGGAAGCGGGTATTAGAGAGAGCGGCCATGATGAGGACTCCTTAGATGCGACGACGCACAGTGAGGGAGAGGAGAGCGACGAACGTCAGGAGAAGAGACCCGGGACTAGGGAGAGTGTTGAGGGAATAGGCGTCGATAGGGAGGCCCTGGGGCACGCCCCACGTTTCAATGAGGAGACGATCGGTGGGGCCAAGGAAAAGAGTGGACGGGTATTCGACACCTTCCAACACCACGTACGGACGCCCACTGCTGGGGTCGGGGTCGGGGCTGGTGGGGTCAGAAGGAGGGAGTGTGGTGAAGCGGAAGTGGAAGGTGGGGGAGGAGGGGCGGGGAGGGAGTTCGATGGTGAGGACTCCGGGGGCCGCGAAACGGAGAGAGAGGGCGGAGTATTGGTCAGGGTCGTCGGGCGACGGGAGGGCGTAAAGTGCCTGCGTTGTGGCGACGTAGCTGGTGCCCCTCAGCGACCCAACCAAGGGCGTGGGCGTCCGCTCGGGCCAGCCAAGGATGGGGATGCCGTGCAGTGCGAACTGGGAGGAGAGGGACCATGTTGGGGTGGGGGTGGGGGAGGTGTCCTCGAAGTTCCACTGGTAGATCGGCATGTGTTAGGCCTTGCTGGGCTCGGGGTGGAGGGTGGAGAGGGTGGTGGCGAGACGGTTGGTGATTTCGGCCAGAGATTTGGAGAGGGCCACGTTTTCGCGGATGGCCCTGCGGTGGGTGCGGGCTGCGGCTTTGAAAGAGGAGGCCGCGGCGTTTTGGAGGGCGGCCGCTTCGCGATAGATGCGGAGGGCTGGCAGGCCGAGACGCCTGGTAATGAGGTAGGTGATGATGGTGAAGATGAGGAAGGCGCCGAGGACGAGGGATTCACGGGCAATGGAATGAAAGAGGGTGGCGAAGGAGGAAGGGGTCTCGGGGTCCGCGGCTAATGTCCAAAGCATGGGTACGGCTCCTGTTGGAGGGGGCCGTTATTGTAGGCGAGCGGTCAGGGGGCGGGGGAAGTTGGTATTGCGCGGACGGCCTCCGACGCGACGGCGGCGAGTTCCTGGGCATGCGATGGGGACTCGGGGTTGGCCCAGATGACGACGCCGGATGGGTACCCTTTGCTTTTGATGAGGCTCAGTGTCTCCGCGAGTTTGTCGGGCGAGTAGTGCGGTGAAACGTAGAAGTACGTCCCGTATGCGTTGGCAATCCACGCTCTGGTGACCGCTGGGGATTCGTCTTTCCGGTAGATGCTTACTGCCACATCTACGGCATTGTTGGTCCAAACCTTGCGGATTCCATTGGCGTCGAGCCTGTCCCTGAGTTCTGAGTGCGGCGGAACATCGCTCGTCGCCGTCAGGCTCGTCATGTCGTGCGCCTCACACGCAATGATCTTCGCGTTGGGTACGACGTGCCGCATGGCGTCAACAAGCTGCCCGATCACGCGGCGGCACGCTTCTGGGTAGTCGGCGTAGAACCCGCCCGCGGCGGCGAACGCTTGATAGGGCTCGCAGTGTCGCGGGTCGAGCCCGTAGTCTCGCGTGAGCCAGCCAGCGTCCTGAATCGAGACGATGCCCGCGAAGGTGTCGAGGGACTGGTTATTGATGTACGCGAGCTTGTTGGGGTGGGATAGGGCGTTGCGGACTATTTGCCTATCAACGCTGGTGTTAGAAACGAAGCATTCCTTGGTGGGTGCGTAGTTCTGCAAATGGCCGGCCCTGAGCCCCCAGTCGGCCTGCAAGCCGAACGGAAGCACCTCGCCGACGATGGTGTTGGGGACGGGGATCGCGTGTTTTCCTACGAAACCTGAATAGATGCGCATGGGTTCTCCTTTTCTTTAGAACGGTGCGATTGGCGTGGTGTCGCCGGTCTCTTTCCCGATCTTGATGATGCACTGCCAAGAGCAGGCCGACCAGTTGCGGATGGGCCTGCCGAGAACGCCATTCGGAGCCTTCGCAAACTCCGTGCGCTCGTACCAGTCTCGGGGCTTGATCCAGCCTCCGGTGGCCCCGAGGTCCATCGGCTTCCTCTTACCGCACCCGTCGCAGATGATTTCAGCGGACATGTGGTCCTCCTAGTTTGGAATGGTGGTCGGGTCGCCGTCGGCGTCGTAGTAGTACTTGCCGTTGGCCGAGTCGATGACGGGTCCGCACTCGAAGCGGTCGGATGGGGTCGTGCCGATTACGGTGCAGGTCGGAGAACACTTCGGGCATGGGCACGAAATCATGTGGACGCCATTGCACCGCCCGGCCTTGCAGTCAGGGCATGATTCATGAAGACAGCCGCTCGGGAGCGATGATTGCCTCAGTCTGTCACGCAGCTCTCTCAGGCTGTCGATGAGACGCGGGCCGGGAGATTGGGGCGGTGTCTGATCTTTCGGCCCGCAGCACGCCGTCACCGTGATCGGGTGCGCCGTGCCGCACTTGGGGCATATCCATGAGGGGGTGGTCACCGCTGACTCTCTTTCTTGACGGCCTCTTCAAACTCGGCGATGCGGGCGTAGGCTGCGTACCACTTAGTCATGGCGTCATCGACGGCCTTCTTCCACCCGTGGTCTGTGATGTAGTGCCCGCCGTCTCCGTGGATGATGGCGAGTAGGTTGCCAGCATACTCCATTTCTTCTGCCTTGGCCTTGGACTCCGCGAGTTGGCGGCGAAGGTCTGCGATGGTTTCGATGTCGTTCATGGCTTCTCCATTCGTTCGGTCGCTGACTTGACGCCATTGTCTTTGTGCCATCGGTCGTGAAGGTCGCGGCGGTAGACAACGCAGCCGCACTCGGTACAGAATGAGAGGAGGTCCATCGCAAGTGCTGCCCTGCTTGGGAAGTCGGGAGACACAACAAACAGGTCGCTGCTGATGCCAGTAAGGTATCTTCCCGGCCCGTTGGCGATGATCTCTTGGGAGAGTTCGGGGTTCATGCGGACTCCTCTTGGATCATGTTGACAAGGTGTTCGACTTGCCAGCGGCGTTCGGCGGCGTAGGCGGCGGCGTAGGCGGCGCGGGTGGCGGCGTCGTCGGCGTAGGCGGCGGCGTAGGTGGCGGCGCGGGCGGTGTCGGTGGCGGCGCGGGCGACGTAGGCGGCGGAGGTGGCGGCGTCGGCGGCGTAGGCGGCGGCGTAGGCGGCGGAGGTGGCGGCGTCGTCGGCGTAGGCGGCGGCGGAGGCGGCGGCGGCGCGGGCGGCTGAGAGCTCTTCATGGGTTGCTTGGCCGTTGGCGAATCGCCGAGAAACCTGGACGGCTTCCCATGAACGTACGTCGGGCTCTCGCCCGGCTTCACGTTCGCGGGTCAGGGCTCGCTCGGCACAGTCGCACGCGAACAGACGGAGCATCTTGTCTGGCAACACGCCATCGTGCAGCACGGTCCAGAGGCGGTCCTGTGGTGGCACATCGGCCCACGGCCCATCGTTCCGTGTGAGGACTTCGAGAGGCGTATGCGGCCTGTCGTAGAGGGCCGCGAGCCGATCGGCTGAGTAGCAGGCGCGTCGCACATCGCGGATGTATTCAAGGGTGATGAATTTCATGTCTTCTCCTTTGCCTTCTCGATCGCCGCTCGGGCGATGTGGTTGGCGTTGGTGTCTTTCTTTCGTCGATTGATGTCGTAACGGCGGGATTCCTGGTCCGTCCACGATAGCGGAACACGGGAACGGTGGGCCGCAGCCTCTTCCGTCAGCACCCTCACGGCCTCTTCGAGTTCGGCGATGCGGCGGTCGATTTCCTTGGTGATCGCGGCGGTGATTTTCATGGACAACCAGTTTCGCATTCGTGCCCAGTCGAGTGGCGTTGGGCAGTCCGAGTCCATCGGAACGATCCCCTCCGCGATTTCCTTCGGCGTCTTCATGGCTTGCCCCCTGCTTTCATGCGCCTCTCCTTCAGCCGGTTCGTTGCGTCGGCGAGTTTCTTCCACACCTTGCGGCGGTCCTCGATTCCTGCCTCCAAGTTGACCGCTTGCTTGCAGCCGTCAACGATGACCTTCGCAAGCGCCCTTCCGGTGTCGGTGGCGACGTACGCGGGGCATCGGTTAGAATCGTGATCTACAAGCCCGCGACGAATAAGCCCCTGAACCACGGTCACAAAGTCGTTTCTTCCGTTGTGGAACGCGGGCAGGCATAGATCACCTTCGTAATGCTCGAATGCGACAAGCAGGAGCATCTTCGTTTGGGCTGGTGTGAGTTGGAAGGATACTGAAATCATCCCGGCACCTCCACGATCGTCAGCGTGACGGTGTTCGCGGGCTCGTCGATGCCGTCGGTCCAGGCGGTGTAGTCGCCTTCGAATGCGCGACCGTTGTTGCCACCAATAAATCTCCACTCATCAGAACTGAACCACAGAGCGTTACACCACCTACCGTCCGCCCGTTTCGCCAGCACGGTCCTCGCGTACGGCGGGTGCTCGCTCATAGGACGCCAGCGTGTGCCGCCCGGCGCGAGCTTGGAGTTCAGTTCAACGAGGGCGGCGTGCAGGCGGCGGGCGTAGTCCTTGGCGGCGTTGAAATCATCAATGGCGGGGCTTACGTCAATACCACGCCTGCCCTCATTGCACAGACTAAGATGGTAGTCGTTCACACCATCCGGATTCCCGCTCGCATCCCAAAGAACAACTCTGCCCGTGTAAGCAGAACGAATCTTTATTCCGTTGCTCGCCTTGAACTCCTCTGGCACGCCACCCGGAACGTGCGTCACCGACACGGCCACACCGCCCGGCATGGCGACGACATGAGCGTGGATTTGGTTTTCGTGGTTCACTTGCTTTCACTCCATCCCCGCCCGCACAGGCGGCATCGGTAGTTTGTCTCGGTCTTGTTTGACGACACGCTGCGGCCAGACACACTGCACTTGGGACACTTTCCACGGCTCGGCACTGACTGGTCTTCCATCCGAAGCCCATATTGGGCACCGAGAGCCAGACCGGCCAGAAGCATGCTTGTGAATCCTGTCCTCGGGTTCACTTGTGAGCCTCCTTCTCTTTGCGGGCGACGAACGCTAGCATCACGCGGGCCTGCTGCTTCGGGGTGCGATCGTCGAGCGGGTAGAAAAGGGCACAGCACTCGGCGCTGGCGATTCCAAAGAACATCATCGCGGAAAACTTCGATGAAAAGCCTTTTCGGATTTGAGGAGAGCAGCCATTGAACATCTTCCACGAACCAGGGAAGACAGTCGGACACCAATCGAGGACGCAAGCCGTCGTTCCGCACTCGGCGGGAGACTTTCCGCGCTTTATGCAGCATCCGCCCGTAAACGACCTCATGTCGAAGTTTTTGGGCTTTACCTTGTCGCGGAGGAATACGGCGAGCTTGGTCATGCGGGCACGTTGGCGCTTGTTCACTCCACCACCTCCCAGCCGTCGAGCGTCTTAGCAACAGACTTGGCGAGGCTCTCGTTGTATTCGCGGACGGCGATGGTGGCCATTGCAATCGCCTCCGATGCGTGAACGTACGTTCGGTAAGACCCACAACCAAGCCTATCGACGTAACCCATGTCGGCTCCGCGAATGAATAGGGTTGTTTCGTGTATCCCAGAATAGCTTAGCGAAGACAGCGTAAACCCATTCGACGCCGTGAAGAAGTCGCCGCCGCCACAATTGATGCCATCCGGCTGTTCCAGCACCTTCATCAGCACGACGTTTTCGATCTGCTTGAACGCGACTCGCAACTTGGACATGGGATTCCTTTCTGAAAAGGGGGTAAGGAGAGGGAACAATGAACGAGACGTTCAAGGTCAGCGGGCGAGGTTAGGGGGTGGGGTTGTGGGTGGGGAGGAATGAGGAGGGGGAGGTGAGGACGGCCCACGAAATGGGGAAGAGGGCGTGGATGTCCATGATATGGTTGATGGAGGAAGCAAGTTCGCGGATTTCGCGTTGGGCGTGAGGGTGAGCGCGGAGAGAGTAGACGCGGGCCAGGGCGGCCAGAGAAAAAGTGCCGACGATGGTGGTGTACATGCCCAGAGGGAGGACGATGCGTGCTTGTTCGGGGGCGATGCCGGCCGCGATCATGGCGGTGTAGGTGTCCAGGCATTTGCGGTAGCAAGAGGCAAGAGCGTCGTCGGGGGTGCCTTCCCATGTTTCATGGGTCAGAGAGTTTTCGATAACAAGACGGCCCTGGTTAGTGGAGTTTGTGAAGTTGCCGCCTGAGCCCTGTTTGAGGGAGTCAGACTTGGCCCGCCATGTGTTGGGGACGTGGAACTGAGGCGGCGTGCTGACGTATCGGCGGGACTCTTCATTCCAGACGATGCCGATGTTGGACCGCATAAGTTGGCGGGCCACGAAGATGGGGATGCGGAAGCGGAGCGTGACTGCGGTTTGACCGAAGGGCGTCCAATGCCCATTCTTAGCCAAGTAAACGATAAGGCGGTGGGCGTCCGCATCAGTGCGGTCTTGGGTGCGATCGGTGGAGACCCACGCGGCTTCGGCGATGGAACGGTCCGTGCCCATGTGGGAGACGTATTCGACGAAACCGAGATCGAGATAGGGAGACTTCATTGGGTGTCCTTGGGCTGGGATTGGGTCTTGGGCTTGGGTTTGGGTTTGGGTTTGCGGGCGAGGAGACGGGAGGGAGAGAGGCGGAGGGCCCGGGCAAGATGACGACCGATGTTTGTAAGGCGTTCTTGGGTGGTGGAGGAGTAGGGTTGATTATTTTGGTGGGCGATGCGGAGGAGGTGGGGAAGGCGTGGGCGCCATTTGGCGACAATATCCGCATTTGAGCGGAAGTTGACGGCGAAGGCAGGCCAGCGCCGAAGCATATGAAGGGCTTCAAAGGATTCGCAGATGCCTTGAAGAGTATTACGGAAGGCTTGGTCTGTAGTTACGCCGCGTCGCCAACCACGACGGGTATAGATGGAGTAGTAGTCGAGTTGAAGGCCGGGGATGTTGGTGAGGTGGTCGCGGACATTGTGGTAGAGATCGTGCCAGTCCTGAAGACCGTATTCGCAACGGCGGGCTTCTTCATTCTGGGCCTCGATGACGCGGGCCTTGACGGATGCTGCTTTCTTGGGGTTGAAGACAAGGACGGAGCGTCCGTTTTCGTCGGGACGCGAGAGGAGATGGCATCCGTTGGCATGAAACAGGTCTTTGTAATGTCGATAGGCGTGAGGACTACCGTCGTGGAAGGTGATTCGTCCGAGGCGGGTCACGGCGTTCAAAAGGTCGGGGTCCATGACGCCGTTCTGTTGCACAGTGCCGATGTTCTTGAAATGGTAAGAGCCGGTGGTGCAAAACCAATGCACATCGGCGTGTTGAATAGATTCGATGATTGACAACAGTTCGCCGTTTTGGCCGGAGAAATACTTGGTAACGTCCCGCCTGATTCGCATGGAGTTGTATGCCCAGTTGCAGTAGTTGTAGAGGTAGAGGTGATTGCGGAAGGGCAAGTATTTGTCGGGGACGCTTTGGAGGCGAGGAATCGCAGCGGCGATTTGCTCTACGCGAGAATCGTTTTCGGCGAAAGTGGCGGGGTTGAGGCGGATGGTGAAGCAGTTAGGGGATGTAAAGAAAGGAATGATGCCGGGGTTGCTTTGGAATATGGAAGTGGCAGGGACTTTGGTTTCCCTTGTTTTGCTGTAGTAGGGTTCGTTATAGTTGTAGATGGAGTGGGCGGAGACTTGGTCGCAGATGGCGAGGGCCCCGTAGCGAGAGGTTGGATCGGGGGACTCTGTGAAGGGAAAGACGTAGAAGAGGTAAGGGTCGCCGGGGGAGTGGGCTTCAGGGGAGATTGCCTCGGCGTCATGGATGATGGTGTCATGGGACATGGAGGAGGACTCCTTAGAGTGAAAAGGACCCCCGCTGCGTTGGCAGCAAGGGTCCGATGGGGGCGAGAAAAGGATTGGGGATGAGATTAGGCGGTGCGGCGACGGCGGCGGCGGTTGGCGGTGGTGGAGGCCTTGAAGTCACCAACGACCTGGGCGGCCATCTCGTCGGTGACCGCGGCACCGTCCAGTTCGAGTTCGAGCGTGGAAAGGCGGTCGTTGAGGTTGGTTTCGAGCGTCTTCAACTGGGCGTTGAACTCGGCGACTCGTTCCTGGGTGGCGGCGCGCTCGGCCTGGAGACTGTTGCGCTGGGTAATGAGGTCGTGGATGTTGGTGAAGGCGGAGGTCTGGAACTCCTTGGTGAAGGAGAACTCCACGCCCCGATTGCCCGCGATGATGTCGGAGGGGATCTTGGAGTAATCGGATTCGAGGTGGAACGTCATCAGGATAGTGCCGGCGTCGGTCAACTCGGACGAGGTGTTCTTGTGATTGATGCTGATGAAGTTGTTGGGAAGGGCGATGAGGGCGGCGACGAAGGGCGGGAGGGGAGAAGCGTGAAGGGCGGAGTTGGCAGGGGTATCGGTGAGATTGCGGACGGCGACGCCGATCTGGGCCTTGACGGAGACAATGTCTTCGTTGATGGTGACGAGGTCAGCCGCGGCGTCATCGCGATCCTTGGTGACGCCCAGCACCGTGCGGCGGAAGGAAGCGTTGACGAGGGCGCGGGCTCGGGAGAGGCGGAGGTTGCGGGCCGCTTCGGAGGCCTGGGCCTGCACGATGGCCGCGGCAGAGGCGTTGTCCAGGGAGCCCGTGATCGCGAGGCCCGTACCGGGGGCGGGGGCACCGACTTCGGGGGTCTTGACGACGGAGGACAGATCGAACGAGTTGTTGGCGTTGGTCATGGCTTGCACTTTCTGAAATGGGAGGCGATGTGCGGACTTGAATGCCTGCCGCACAAAGGCATATGGGTGCCTGAAAACTGGGATAGGTGGGGCACCATAGATGACTTTAGGGAGTGTGAGGGCCGGGAGGTTCGCACTCCGAGCGGTAGATTGTGGGTGTTCTGGGGTGGGGGCTAGGCGGCCGCGGTTTCGAGGGTGTGGGAGTAGCAGATGTGGCGGATGGTTCCTTCCACGAGGGAGAACTGAAGGGAGAGTTGGAGGGAGCGGACCCCGAACTTGCGGGCGAGGAAATCGCACAGTTCGTGAGGGGTCAGGAGATCATACTCGGAGCAGGGCATGTGAACGTGAATGTCGCGGCAGGGGCGGGCGCTGATGGGGGCCGTGGGTGCCGGCTTCATGACGTAGGACTCGATGGTGAGCATGACTTGATCCTTTCCGTGGAAAAGGGGAGCTAGGGATCAGGGATTGAAAGGCTACTTGACGAGAACGCTGTAACGCATTGAGGTGACGGACTGGTACTTGCCGTGGGAGGAACGATACACGTTGCAGTCCTTGCGGGCAGCGCACTCAGCGAAACGGAGGGCCCGGGACTTGGAGTATTTCTTGCGGGACTTGGCGCACTTGGAGTCGCGACGGGGTTCCGGGGGCAGCACACAGTTGATGAGGTGTTCGCGGACTCGCTCACGGAAGAAACCGGGGGGCAGCGCAGAAGGATTGGGGCGACGCTTCATGGAGGACTCCTTATGAAAACTTGGGGCGCTGAAAAGGGAAAAGCCGCCCGTTCCCGGTGAGGAATGGGGCGGCTGACACGTGGGCCACGGAGACCACGGCGATGAGCGAAGGGAAAGCCCCAGAGTCTCTTTCGAGAGGCCGGGGCTGCTTGTTAGCGGAGGAGAGAGGTGTCGAGGTCTTCGAGGATGATGATGCGGGCGTCGCGGTCGCAGTAGCTGCGGATGTCGGCGAGAAGTTGATTGCGTGCTTTGCGGATGCTGTGAGGGCATGAATCGAAGACTTGTTCCTTCCAGTTGTCCCAGTTCTTGCCGTCCCAGTTGATGGTGGCCCAAACCAACTGGGATTCTTTGTTGAAGTTAAAGGAGACTTGGGGATTGGGGATGTCCGGGGTAGCAGCATTGGTCCGGGCATCGGGGATCGAGGCCGGGGCGGAGGAGGGAAGGGTGTCGAGGGAGTCGGGGCCCAGGGCGACGAGAGGGATATCGGGGTTGGGGGCGGGGTGTGTCTGGGCGTTGGGGGCGGTCCACTTGATGTCGCCGGCCGCGTCGAGGGCAAGGCCGCGGGGGTTGTGGAGGCCGGAGAGGCGGCAGAGACGGAGGGCAAGTTTGAGTGTGAAGTACGCAAAGGCTTGGAGGATGGGAAAAGTGCGCATGGGAATGAGGCTCCTAAGAGTGGGAACTCGAACACGATTACTTGCGACGGACGGTCTTGGACTTGGACTTGGACTTGGGCTTGGGCTTGGGCTTGGAAAGAAGCGAGAGAAGGTGCTGGACTTGCCAACGGTGTTCAGCCGTCCGGGCGCGGGCGGCGTCGGCGGCGGCGGAGGCGGCGGCGCGGGCGGCGGCGGCGGCGGCGACGTAGGCGGCGACGTAGGCGGTGTCGGCGGCGGCGTAGTCGGCGGCGCGGGCGGCGGCGCGGGCGGCGGCGCGGGTGGCGGCGTCGGCACACCCTAGCTCCATCTCCGTCCTTGCGCCTCTCGCAAACCCCCTCACCACTTCAACCGCCCGCCAGCTATCCACATGCGGCTCTCGACCGGCCGCGCACTCCCGTAAGAGCGCCCTCTCAGCACAGTCAACGGCGAACAGCAAGCGTGTTCGCGCGGGAATGAGCCCAGGACGGAGGACCAACCAAAGCCGATCCTTGTAGGGGACCACTGATCGGCGTGCGAGTACGTCGCGGACGGTCACGGGCTTCCGCAGCAGTCGGCGGAGCCGGGTGTCATCGTAGCACGGGCTCAAACTTTTGACGTATTTAAAGGTGATGAGACGTCGCATGTGGGGCTCCTAGGAGAGGAGTTAGGGGGCCAAGAGACGCGAGTTGGTGTAGGTATTGCGGGCGAGTTGGAGGGAAGAGGGGCCGTAGTGGGCAACACGGGTGGAGTGGGGGATGTGCCGGGAGCGGATGGAAGAGGAGGAGAGGGGGGAAGTGCGGATGTTGTGGGGCGTAGGGCAGGGGCGGGCGCCGGGGGCGGAGTTATGGGCGCTGCGGAGTTTGGCGGGGGCGCCCGGGGAGTGGATGGAGGGGGAGGAAAGGGCGCGAGCGCGGGAGGTGCCGCGGGGCGTGGGGGCCAAGGG